ATCGTAACATAATATCTTGAAAGGATAATAGAATGAAGAACATAATCAAAAACACAAGTAAAGGATTCACATTGATTGAATTAGTAATGGTTACAATCATATTGGGAATCTTAGCAGCAGTGGCATTACCGAGATATCAAGAGACAGTTGATAATGCTGAAGAAACAGCAGAAAAAACATTTGTCGATATGGTGTGGGCGGGGTGTGAACAAGAATCATCTGAAAGATTGACTGCGTTCGGACTTGAAGCATGGCCTTATAATCCATTGACAGTAATTGGAAGAAGTCGTAATCTATCAGTTACATTGTTCGAGGGGATACCCGATGAAGATAATGAGTGGCAGTTTAGTGTAGATGCAGTTGGTGAACCAGCAATATTTCATCAAAGAAGAAATGATGAAATCTATTACTACACATATGATTCATTAACATTTGAATTAGCTGAACTACCTACTCTATACACCAATGAGTAAATCAGTAAACACGATAGAATTAGGCCTCACTGCAGCTATTATGATTGTGGTGGGGTTTGTTTTATTTCAACCTGATATTACTTATATCGATGACAAACCTACAATGAAAACATTCTATGATTTTCCACTACAAGCGTGGTTAGATACTGATAGAGGTGGTGATGTTGTTAAGGTTAGATATTTGGTAGATAGAACAAAAACTAAATTATACATGATTGATAAGTATGGTGAGATTGTACACAAACAACCGATATCATTAAGTCCATATGGTGATGGTAGAGAACGAATAGAAACTTATGTATGGAAACTATATCGTACAGAGTGGACAGATAGAATTGGTGCTGGTGAATATGGTATAGTGGTTGGTACAGATTTTGACCATAGGGGAATATCCATTGAAATCGATATTCCTTAAAATATTAAAATACTTTATAATAATATTCTTTTCACTACAGATAATAAGGGGTGAAGATTCCTTAGATGTTGAATTGAACTTAGATAGTTTATGGGAAAACTATGAGTGGGAAGAAATCCAAGAAGTTACAGATGTATATGCTGAAGTAGAACAAATCACAGCAGTTGCAGGAGTTCGTGGTTCTGAGGCAAAGTATGAGATATTCAAGTATCTATACTACAGAAAATCAATGAAATCAAAAAAAATGAAAAAAAATTAAAATAAAATGTATTTTGAGAATTTATATATATATATATTATTATATCAAATGATGATATAGAGTTTTTTGAAAATTGAGAAATCGGAAAGTACAGAGAGTAATTAGCTCTGTATGGGATTGGCTGAAAAATGAGTATACTTCGGAAGCTCATAAGGCAATCTATGATTAGTTCGTGGTGAACCTACTTAGGTGTAAATCATTTCGGTAGTTGAGACATCAATAATCAGAAGTACTTGAAGAAAAAAACAGAAACGATTCTGTTGACCTTATTGTGGGTAAGGGTAATACTGAAATCCCACTTTATGACTGAACAAACTAAACTCTGAGAGTTAAGGTATTGGCATAGAGGTTGTACTCGATTCGATGAGATTAACCATCTTGAGAATCACTTTCATAACTGAAAGATGTTAAGTATAAGGTAGAAAAAATCAGAGCTTCAAGTTGTGAGTAATCGTTAATCTCACATCCCCAAGATTTCCAAATTTAGATAATATAAAAAATGGCCACATGATTTTTAGTTTCCACTTATAAATAAACTTAAAAAACTAGCTGGCCATTTTTTTTTACAAATAATGAAAAAAGATTACATTTTTAGCAATCAAGGTTATACTTATTATTGTATCGATAAATGATACCACTAATAAATAGAAAATAAACATAAACAAATAGGAGATTAAGTAATGGACTTAAACGCAATTAAAAAACGACTCAATCAGTTACAAACCACAAACAATCGTACTTCCAGTCTTTGGAAACCACAACCAGGTAAAACTCAAATAAGAATCGTTCCTTATGCATTCAATAAAGATAATCCTTTCATTGAATTATTTTTCCACTACAATCTGAACAATCGTTCATATCTTTCACCAATTTCTTTTGGTAGACCAGACCCAATCGAGGAGTTTGCTCAGAAACTAAAAGGAAGTGGTAGTAAAGAAGATTATCAGCTATCAAGGAAACTTGAAGCAAAGATGAGAACTTTTGCACCAGTAGTAGTTAGAGGAGAAGAAAAACAAGGAGTGAAGTTTTGGGGATTTGGAAAGACAGTTTATCAAGAACTTCTTTCAATTATCGCAGACCCTGATTATGGTGATATCACCGACCCAGTAAATGGTCGTGATGTTGTTGTGGAATTTATCACAGCTGAAGAAAGTGGTGCGAGTTTTCCAAAAACTAACATTCGTGTTAAACCTAATCAAACATCGATTTCTGATGAACCAGATGTACTTGAATTGGTTAAGACCCAACAAGACATCAAGGAAATCTATCAAGAGTTAGCTTATGATGACCTTACAGATGTGCTGAATGAATGGTTGAATCCAAGTGAGGATTCTACTGAAACAGAAACTAAAGAAAAAGAAGTTTCTACTTCAGAACTTTCATCTGCCAAAGTAAGTAATACAGGTGATGCTTTTGACGAATTGTTCAAATCGTAAATTGAAAAGATAACAATATATAGTGTGTGGCAACATACAACAAAAGTAGAGATGGGTGTTATTGTATTCCCTAACTACACACTATTAACTTAAGGAGATTAGGATGGCATCAGTAAATGATGTATTGGCCTCAACACTGGCCGATAGTTTAAATAAAAAATTCAAAGATACTAAGGTAGCATACTTCTTAGATGGAAGTGATTCAACACCAACAGATATAAAAGATTTTATCTCAACAGGTAGTTCCATGTTGGATTTGGCTATATCAAATAGACCAGATGGTGGAATTGCAGTTGGTAGAATTACAGAAATCAATGGATTAGAATCAAGTGGTAAATCACTACTTGGTGCTCATATTCTTGCAGAGACTCAGAAGAAAGGTGGTGTGGCAGTTTATATCGATACTGAAACATCAGTTTCCCAAGAGTTCTTAGAAGTAATTGGTGTTGATATGAACAAAATGTTATATCTACACTTAGAGACTGTAGAAGATATCTTTGAGGCTATTGATGAAATAGTAACAAAAGTTAGAGAATCAGACAAAGATAGGTTAGTAACTATTATGGTTGATTCACTTGCAGCCGCATCTACGAAAGTAGAAATGGAATCTGATTTTGAGAAAGATGGTTGGGCAACTGCTAAGGCAATCGTTATTAGTAAAGCAATGAGAAAGATTACTCAAATGATTGGTAGACAGAAAATAGCTCTCGTATTTACAAATCAGTTAAGACAAAAATTAGGTGTTATGTTTGGAGACCCTTGGACAACAAGTGGTGGAAAAGCATTACCATTCCATGCTTCAACAAGAATCAGATTGAAGAACATGGGACAAATCAAAGACACGGCAAAGAATGTTCTTGGTATGAAGTGTAGAGCACAGATTGTCAAGAATAGATTAGGCCCACCTTTAAGACATACCGATTATGATATGTACTTCGATAGAGGTATAGATAATTATGGTGCATGGTTGACTGTGTTGAAAGAACACAAGTTAGTTAAATCAGGTGGTGCATGGTACACTCTTACAGACCAAAATGGTAAAGACCATAAGTTTTTATCAAAGGATTGGGAAGAGTTGATTACCAGTAATGATGAGTTGAAAGACTATGTCTATGGTATCATTTGTGATAAGGTTATATTACAATACAAAGATAAACTTGGTATTGATGATGTAGAGTTCACAGATGAGGTTATAGGTGATTAATAAGAGACACTTATCAATATTTGAAGAGATTAAGAAATCTGGCGGTAAAGTAGATAGTGGTGAACCAAACGACTCGGTTTTACTTATAGATGGTTTGAACACTTTTATTAGAGTGTTCACCGCAATACCTACTACCAATGAAGATGGTATTCACATTGGTGGAATAGTAGGTTTTTTAAGGTCTTTGGCTTTCACTATAAATATGGTTAGACCTACACGAACTATCATAGTATTTGATGGTAAAGGTGGGTCTAATCGCCGTAGAAAGATATTTCCTGAATATAAGGCAGGAAGAAAAATGTCTCTAAGGTTAAATAGATTTACAGATGTTTCTTTGACTCGTGAACAAGAACATAAGATGATGATTCAACAATTAAATCGAGTGATTGAATATCTTGAATGTTTACCATTAACAATAACAAATGTTCCTAATATAGAAGCAGATGATGTTATTGGGTATGCATCAAAACATTGTTTCAAAGATAATTGTACAATCATGTCAACCGATAAAGATTTTCTTCAGTTGGTAGATGAACGAATCAAAGTATGGTCACCAACGAAGAAAAAGATGTACGATGAAGAAAGAATACTAAATGAATATGGTATCAATGCAACAAACTTTTTACTATTCAGAACAATGGATGGTGATAAATCAGATGGAATACCTGGAATCAAGGGTGCAGGAATAAAAACATTATTAAAAATGTTTCCTTGGCTTGCTTCCCCACACAAACATTCCATTGATGATTTATTAAAAAGTGCAGAACCTAAAAGAAAACAATTCAAACTATGTGAACAGATAGTAAACTCAGAAGACCAATTACTTTTAAATAAGAAACTAATGGATTTAGATGATTTAAACATATCTGGTCATAGTAAACGAACTATTCAAACGCTAGTGGAGAATCCAATTCAACGAATGGTTAAGCACAAATTTCAGAAGATGTTCTTAGAGGATAAAATGTATACTGCATTACCTAATCTTGATAGTTGGTTACACTCAACATTTAATAGATTAAATCATATGGCAGAGAAGACACATGGGTAGGAAGAAGAAATATTTTACAGCAAAAGAGAAACGAGATGCACAAAGAAAGTGGCAGATGGAACATTACAAACGAAATGCTGATAGGATAAAAGCAAAAGCACGACAGAGATATCGTGATATGAAAAGAACGGAATTTTATGATAAAAAAATACAAGATTTGTATGGCAATCTTGATACTTAATAATAGGTTATAATGAGTGAATCTTTAACACAATACGGAACAAATTTTCAAAGTAAGATGCTTACATCTTTAATCACAGATGTAAAGTATACAAAAACAATTTTAGATATCTTAGAGATAAGTTACTTCGATTCAGATAGTAACAAATTCATAATCAAATCCATCAAGGATTATTTCAAAAAATACAAAACCACACCAACAATGGAAGCATTAAAAGTTATTGTTGATGAGGTAGATAATGATGTGTTAAAAACATCCATAGTAGATGGATTAAGAAGTGCATGGCAACATCGTGAATCACCAGATTTAGCTTTTGTAAAAGAGAAATCTCTTGAGTTTTGTAAGAACCAAGTTGTAAAGAATGCAATTATGGAATCAGTTGAATTATTAGAAGTACAGAAGTATGATGAGATAAAAACCATTATAGATGATGCGATGAAGGCAGGTGTAGAAACTGATATCGGACATGAATACATCACAGGTTTAGAAGAGAGATTATCCAAACAAACAAGAGTATGTTTACCTACACAATGGGATAGTGTAAATGATTTGATGGATGGTGGATTGGCAGGTGGTGAGTTAGGGGTTATAGTTGCTCCTGCTGGTATTGGTAAATCATGGACATTACAAGCAATTGGTGCTCATGCAGTTGCAAAAGGAAAGACGGTACTTCATTATACATTAGAGTTAAATGCTCAGTATGTAGGATTAAGATATGATACAATAGTAAGTGGACAACCAACAGGTAACTTACAATACTATAAAGAAGAAGTACAACAAAAAATTTCAAAGTTAAAGGGTGAGTTAATCATCAAATATTATCCAACAAGAAGTGCAAGTGTTAATACTCTTGCAGCACATATACAACAATGTGAGATGAGAAATCTCAAACCAGATATGATTATTGTGGATTATGCAGATATTATGAAATCAACACAACACTTTAATGAGAAACGACATCAATTAGGACACATCTATGAAGAACTAAGAGGTATGGCAGGTGAGTTTGATGTACCATTATGGACAGCATCACAGGCTAATCGTTCTGCATTAGAAGAGGATGTGATTGGAGCAGACAAAGTATCAGAAGACTATTCAAAGGTTATGACAGCAGATTTTGTTATGAGTATGAGTAGAAAAGTAGAAGATAAGATTGCCAACACAGGTCGATTCCATGTTATCAAGAATAGATTTGGACCAGATGGTATTACATTCCCTGCTACTATCAACACTAATACAGGTTTTATACAAATCTATGAAACAAACACACAAGGTGGTAAAGAAGTACAAGGAAAAATGAATAATGCCGATGAATATATTCGTAAAACATTGGCACAGAAGAAGAAAGATTTTGATGGCGAAGGGTTTGAATAAAACTTCGAAGAAAATCTTTTTAAAACTTCGAAAAAATTAAAAATCTTTGTATTATCTGCCGTATATATAATACTTATTTATCGGAGAAAACAAGTTTTAAATTAAGGAGACAAGAGTGGGACATAAGTTTAAATTATCAGAGAATTTTATAAATAAATTCAAAAGAAAAAAACCACCATTTGGTTTTAATGGATTGGGAGAATTGGTTTACATGAGAACCTATTCAAGAATTAAAGAAGATGGAAAGAATGAAAGATGGTGGGAAACTGTCCAAAGGGTTGTAGAGGGAACATATTCAATGCAAATGAATCACATTGAATCTCATCAGTTAGGGTGGAATCCTTGGCAAGCACAGAAATCAGCACAAGATATGTATGAAAGAATCTTCAACATGAAGTTCTTACCACCAGGTCGTGGTTTATGGGCAATGGGAACAGCAATCACAGAAGAAAAAGGATTATATGCTGCACTAAACAATTGTGCGTTCGTATCAACAAAAACAATTAAAGAAGATTATTCCAAACCATTTTGTTTCCTAATGGATGCAAGTATGTTAGGTGTTGGAGTAGGTTTTGATACTAAAGGAGCGGGGGAAATAGTTGTTAAAGGTGTTGATATCAAACGAGATGAACAAACTTTTCAAATACCAGATACTCGTGAGGGTTGGGTAGAATCTTTAAGATTATTATTAGAGAGTTACTTTCATGGACAAGCACCAGTTCATTTTGATTATAGTTTAATCAGACCTGCAGGAGTTCCAATCAAAGGTTTTGGTGGAGTTAGTTCAGGCCCAGACCCATTAGAAGAAGTTCACGAAAGTGTTAGACAAGTATTAGAGGGTAACTCAGGTAATCCAATCACAATCACCACAATCGTAGATATTATGAATCTCATCGGTAAATGTGTAGTGGCAGGTAATGTAAGAAGAACTGCAGAGATTGTATTCGGAGACCCAAAGTCAGAAGAATATTTAGACTTAAAGAATTACAAAGTAAATCCACACAGAGAACAATTTGGTTGGACATCTAACAATAGTATATTCGCTGAGTTAGGTATGGATTATACAGAAGCCTCAAAGAGAATAGCAGATAATGGAGAACCAGGTTTTGCGTGGTTAGAAAATATGAGAAAGTATTCTCGTATGAAGAATGGTGGAGATAACAAAGACCATAGAGTTATGGGTGGTAATCCTTGTTTGGAACAATCACTCGAATCCTATGAGTTATGTTGTTTAGTGGAAACATTTCCAGCAAATCACGATTCATTAGAGGATTATCAAAGAACATTAAAGTATGCTTATTTGTATGCAAAGACTGTTACATTAGGTAGAACACACTGGTCAGATACCAATAGGGTTATGTTGAGAAACAGACGAATTGGTTGTTCAGTAAGTGGTATTGCTCAATTCATTACCAATCGTGGATTAAATGAGTTGAAAAATTGGCTAGAAGAGGGATATGATACTATACAAGAATGGGATGATATCTATTCAGATTGGTTTGCTATTCCAAAATCAATTAAAACCACAAGTGTAAAACCAAGTGGGACAGTTTCTTTGTTAGCAGGTTCAACACCTGGATTACATTATCCTGAATCAAGATTCTATACAAGAAGAATTAGAATATCAATTAATTCTGATTTAGTTGAACCATTGAAAAAAGCAGGTTATAAAATCGAACCAGCATTTGGTTCAGAGGATTCAACATTAGTAGTTGAAGTTCCTGTCGATGTAGGAGAGGGTATAAGGACAGTCGGAGAACTATCCATATGGGAACAATTCAGTTTGGCAGCATTTATGCAAAGACATTGGGCTGATAACCAAGTGAGTTGTACTGTCACCTTTAATCCAGAAACAGAAGCTGATATGATACCACAAGTATTAAACTATTATCAATATCACCTAAAGGGTATTTCTCTTTTACCAAGACACGATTACGGAGCATATCGACAAATGCCTTATGAAGCGATTGATGAAAAAACATATAATAAAGATGTTAAGAAGTTAGGTAAACTAAACTTCGGAGTAATCAAAGCTGAAGAAGCAAATGTAGAGAAGTTTTGTGATGGTGATTTTTGTGATGTAGAAATCACACCTACGACAGGTGATAATGACGACCAAGATTATGCGAACTAAGAAAAGTTTCACATACTACTGGCAGGCGACACACCAGTATAAAAATGTGTCATTCACAAGTAAACAAACAAGGAGATGATTATGAATAATTATCGTAATCTTATCACATCAGTATTTATGATGGCAGGATTGTACGCACAATCTCTTGTCGGAGTTGTTACTGATGTTGACTCACAACCACTTGAGGGAGCTAATATTGTAGTTGTAGGAACAGATGTAGGTGGAGTATCAGATAATTCTGGTGCTTTCAAAATTGATGTTCCATCAGGCACATATGATGTAACTGCTTCTTTCATAGGTTACTCTTCAATAACGAAATCAGTAGTTGTTGAGGATATAGTTTCAAGTGTTAATTTCGCATTAGAAATTGACTTCTTGGGATTATCAGATGTAGAGGTGTTAGCATCTCGTGCATCTGAAACAACACCTGTTGCTTACACTAATGTTAGTAAAGCTGAAATGGATGTTCGTCTTGGTTCACAAGACATTCCAATGATTCTTAACACAACACCAAGTGTATATGCAACCCAACAAGGTGGTGGTGCGGGTGATGCTCGTATCAACATTCGAGGTTTTAATCAACGAAATGTTGCAGTAATGATAAATGGTGTACCACAGAATGACATGGAGAATGGTTGGGTGTACTGGTCTAATTGGGACGGAGTTGGTGATGCTACATCATCTATTCAGGTTCAAAGAGGACTAAGTGCAGTTAATCTTGCGACTCCATCCATTGGTGGAACAATGAACATTATTACAGACCCAACCGCGATGGAAAAAGGTGGAAAGTTCAAACAAGAAGCTGGAGATGGGGGTTTTCTAAAGACTACCGCTACCTACCATACTGGTCTCATCGGAGATAAGTTAGCTTTAAGTGGAACAATTGTTCGTAAAACTGGTGATGGAATTATCGATGGGACATGGACAGATGCATGGGCCTATTATTTCGGTGGTTCTTACGCCGTAAGTGAAGACCAAAGAGTTGAGTTGTACGCAATAGGTGCACCACAACGACACGGTCAGAACTTATACAAACAAAACATAGCAACATACTCACAAGAACTTGCAGGTGATGTTGATGGATATGATACTGATGCGTTTGCAGAGGGTAACAAATTCGAAACTGAAGCAGGTAGATTGTACAATCAAAATTGGGCACCAGTAGATGAATCATACACTGGTCAACAATATTGGTATATGTATGGAGCAAAAACAACAGATAGATTCAACAAGGGTTTTATAAATGAGAGAGAAAACTTCTTTCATAAACCATTAGTGAATTTAAATCACTTCTTAAATATCAATGAGAAAACAAAACTCTCATCAGTATTATATTGGAGTGGTGGTTCTGGTGGTGGTACTGGTACATATGGTAGTGTTTCAAGAACACCTGCAGTTGAGGGAGAAAGATGGTATGCATCTTCGCCTTGGATGTGGGATTGGAATGCAGAGATAGAACAAAACAGAACAAACTACGATGCTGATTATTCTGAAACGGATGCTCGTTCAACAGGTATTCTTCGTAACTCAATCAATCGTCAAGATACATATGGTTTGATTTCAAAATTAAACTACATTGTTAATGATGAACTTGAATTACAAGTTGGATTAGACTGGAGAACAGCAGGTATCGAACATGCTCGTGAGGTTCGTGATTTATTAGGTGGAGACTACTATGTAGATTTCGCTGATGATAATGCACCTGATGGGAAAGTTGTTGGTTTAGGTGATATCATTGCTTATCATAATGAAACCACAGTCGATTGGATTGGTGGATTTTTACAAGGTAATTATAATACTGAAAAATTAAACCTATATGGTATGGGTGGATTATCAAGTATTACATACTCTTATGAAGACCACTTTGCTGTTAATGTAGATGAAGATGGGAATACCATTGATAATCTTGTTAAAGCAGATGCAATCACAACCTATCAGTTAAAAGGTGGTGGATTATATAACATTAACGATAATCTTGGAGTTTTCCTAAACGCAGGTTTAGTAGAGAAAGCACCAATATTAGATAATGTTATCTACTACGATGGTACAGTCTCAACAGACCCAGCAAATGAAAAATTCATTGCTAGTGAGTTTGGAGTGAACTATGGAACTGAAAGGTTCGGAGTTAAAGTTAGTGCTTATAACACCGATTGGAAAGATAGAAACCTTACTAAATCTGTTTCAACAGGTCAAGGTTCATCAGGTGATACTGATATTATCTTCTTAACAGGTGTTGACCAAAACCATAAAGGTATTGAGATTGAAACTAAAGTAAAACCACACGATATGGTTGAACTTGATTTCATCGCATCTTATGGTAGTTGGAAGTTCGTTGGTGATGCCGATGGTACTTACCAAGAACAAGAGTTTAATGATGATAACCAAGTAATTGGTGTTCAGACTACAGATTACTCTTATGCACTTGATGGATTATGGGTTGGTGATATGCCACAAACATCTTATATTTTAGGTGTTACTCTTAAACCAATTAAAGGTTTGAGATTACAGGCATTGTACAAAACATATGACAGAAACTTCGCTGATTGGTCACCTGATTCTCGTGAGATTGAGGGTGATGCCGACAGAACACAAGTTTGGGAAGCACCAGGTTATTCTAAACTTGATTTACACGCATCTTACAAACTTCCAAGTGTTGCTGGTTTAGATTTGACTCTTACAGGTCATATCTTCAACGCACTTGATGATGTATTTGTACAAGATGCAGTTGATAATAGTAAATACAATGGGTATGGTGATAAACTTCACTTACCACATAACGCAGAGGTATTCTTAGGAACACCAAGATATGCAAACATTGGATTGACTGTTAATTTCTAATAATGTAATTTGGGGGGATTTATTTCCCCCCATTTATATTAAAAAAGTTATAAATAATACTTGACACATATATGCTTTTTTCACTATATTCACATATGAAAAACAAAGGATATATTATGAACTTAAATGAGACAATTTACAATAGTAATCATATAATGGGTGTAGAAGACTTAAGTGTTAACACTCGTGAGATTCCATTCAATCAGTTAATGACAGAATTTTGTGATGATTATGATTCAAGTGATAATTGTGAAGAATTTGCGGTTGTATGGAAAGAGTATCATGGAGAACTACAAATAGAACAGATTTATAACCACGAGACAGGTGAAATATATTGGGAAGATAACTTCGATGATGTAGATACACCAAGTGGTAGAGATTGGAACCCTAACGATGAAATACTTTATTGCAGTATTTTAATGTGGGGTGAGTTGGAACAAACTATAGGATAATTAGTGTATAAGAACATATATTACGAGAAAAGACGAAACAAAATTCATGTATGGGATGATAAACGCGGACATCTCATTGTACCTTATAAGAAATATGCATATGTAAAGAATGCAGCAGGTTACCACCACACCTTAGATGGTGATAAAGTAAAGAAAGTATACAAGTGGGATGATGATGACCCCAATTTATTCGAGAGTGATGTTCCTATCACCACAAGATTTTTAGTAGACCAATACACAGATTCAGATGATGCAAGTGAGGGATGTAAAACTTTCTTCTTTGATATCGAGGTAGAAGTTGTAGATGGTTTTCCAGATGTAACAAAAGCAAACGAGAAGATAACTTCTATTGCGTTCTATGATGAGATGATAGAAAAGTATTATTGTTATACTTTAGATGAACAGAAAACTATGCAGAATTATGAAAAGGATGATGAGATAGTTGAGTTATTTACAAGTGAACACGACCTATTAACAAAGTTTTATCAGAAGTATGCAGAGATATCACCTGATATATTAAGTGGTTGGAATTCAGAGTTCTTTGATATCCCTTATCTATATAATCGTAGTGTAAATGTATTAGGTAGAGAAGTTGCAAATATGTTATCACCTATTCGTGATGTATATTATAATGAATACAAAAAGAAACATAATATTGCTGGTATCAGTTGTTTAGATTATCTCACATTATATCGTAAGTTCTCGCCAATCCAACAATCAAGTTATAGATTAGATTATATCGGTGAAGTAGAAGTTGGTATGAAAAAGATTGAGTATCAAGGAACACTTAATGATTTGTATGAAAAAGATTTAGATAAGTTTATTAAATATAACATTCGAGATGTACGAATCCTAATCGAGTTAGATAAAAAGTTAGATTTTATTGGTATTGCAAGAGGTATAGCACATCTTGGTCATGTACCTTATGAAGATGTTATGATGAGTTCAAGATATCTTGAGGGTGCTATCTTGGTTTACCTAAAGAAGATGGGTATTGTTGCACCAAACAAACCAAAGAATGTTTATAAGAGAGGTGAGGATGATAAGTTTGAAGGTGCATATGTACAGAAACCACAAGCAGGTAGACACGATTGGGTATATGATTTAGATATCACAAGTATGTATCCAAGTGTTATTCGTTCTTTAAATATATCACCAGAAACAAAGGTTGGTAAAGTAGAGGGTTGGGATTCAGTTGAGTTCGTAAAGGGTGATACTATAAAGAATTACACTTTAAAGAATGGACATGGTAAAACAATTGACACAGTCGATAATAAACAATTAAAATCCTATTTAGAAGAGACAGGGTTAAGTATATCATCTAATGGTATTATGTATCGTACAGATAAACAAGGATTGATTCCTGCACTTCTAACCAAATGGTTCGAAGAAAGAGTTGAGATGAGGAAACTTGTTAATAAGTTCCACGAACAAGGTGATAAAAAGAAATCTCAATATTTTGATAGGAGACAATACCTACAGAAAATTTTGTTAAACTCATTGTATGGTGTGTTAGGATTACCAGTATTTAGATTTTATGATTTGGATAACGCAGAGGCAACCACATCTACAGGTCAAGCCTTAATTAAGTTCAGTAAGAAGATTACAAATCACTTTTATAACAAAGAGTTAGGTAATACAGAAGACTATGTGATTTATATAGATACTGATAGTATTTTTGCCTCTGCGGTTCCATTGATAGAGAATAGGTTTCCAAATCAAAAGTTAAGTGAAACCATGATGACTCAGAGAATTATGGAAGTTTGTGGTGAGGTACAAGATTTCTTAAATGAGAGTTATAATTACTTTGCAAAACAATTCTTAAATATAGATAACCATGTGTTTGATATTAAACAAGAGGTGGTTGCAAAAACTGCATTATTCATTACGAAGAAACGATATGGATTAAGAATTATAAATGATGCAGGTAGAAAGTGTGATAAGGTTCATGTTAAGGGTTTAGATACAGTCAGAAGTAACTTTGCAATTGCTATGAAATCATTGTTATCAGATGTATTGGAAGATATCTTGGCAAATGTTCCTAAAGAACAAATCGATGAGAGAATCAGTAAGTTCAAAAGAAATATGCATATGTTACATTATGATGTAATGGCAAATCCAATCGGTGTAAAGGGTATTGGTAAGTATGAAGTAAAGGATGAGGATTCATCTTTCAGTAAATTTAAAAAGGGTGCACCTGTCCATGTGAAATCGGCAATCAATTACAATTCATTATTACAACATTGGTTCGAGGGTAGAAAATACGAGAAGATTGGTAATGGTAGTAAGATTAAATGGGTGTATTTAAAAGAGAATACATTTGGATTTGACACCATAGGATATAAAGGTTGGGAAGACCCACCACAAATATTAGATTTTATTAAAAATCACATTGACCACAATAGAATGTTTGAACAAGCGATGAGTAAGAAACTCGGTATGTTTTATAAAGCTATGAAGTGGGAAGATGTAGTAGACAAAGAACAAAGTATTGAAAGATTTTTTTGATTTTGAGAATTCTTGTATATATGTATATATAGAGAGATTAAATAACAATTAACAAATGGAGAAATGGTTATGAACAAAAATGCGTTACTAAGGTTTATCAATAAATACACTCTCGGTGGAGAGATTAAATCTGTGAAGTGGTCTTCCGATGGAACGGCACTATCTACGAGGTTTATCTCAGGTGATAAATCATTGGTGGGTTCAGTAAAACTTGATAAAATTAAGGATATTGGTCCAAGTGATGTTGGTGTATATAATACATCACAATTAGTTGCTCTTCTAAATATATTGGGGGAAGATGTCGACTTCCAATATCAACAGATGGGTGATAAGTTTGTAAGTGTTGAGATGGCAGATACTCATGGTACTAAATCAAAGTATATGTTGAGTGATTTATCAGTTATCCCTACACCACCAGACTTAAAAAATCTACCAAGTGAGTGGGATTTAGAAATCGAAGTAGATTCCTATTTCATTAATACATTCATTGGTGGTAAAAGTGCGTTACCTGATACAGATACATTCACTATTGCTAATTCAGATGGTAAGATAGAAGTTATCATTGGTTTTAGTAATCAGGCAACAAACAGAGTTACAATTCCTGTCAAAGGTGATTTGACTGGTAAGTTAGATGTTGTATCATTTAATGCAACAATGTTTGCTAATATTCTAAACGCTAATAAAGAATGTCAGAAGGCAGTTCTTAAAGTTAGTTCACAAGGTATTGCAACGATTAGTTTTAATATTGATGATTACTATTCGGAGTACTACTTAGTAGCAACACAACAAGTTAACTAATGTACTTAGAGTACTTTAACAAGTTCAAGAATATGGAACCATATCTTTTTATTGGAGAAGAGGAATGGGAACACATCAAGAATACTTTTGATAAAGACGATGTAAAAGAATCTTTGGCAAAAGTTGCGATGGAATATCCCATTCCTTATGCCAGTATTTCTGAGGATGATGCATTTGATGCTCTCAAGAAACTAAAGGGTATGAGACACAACGAAATACTCGTTGAGGGAGAATGGTTCGCTCGTGAGGGTACTGATTTTAAATACGATTTAACATTCGAGGGTAAACAACAATACTTTAAACGAATCAATACTGGTAACAAAGCAAGTAATTTCTTTCAACAAGTAAATCGATGGAGTGTTGATGGTACAATTGCACCAGGTCCAAAGAGAACTTGGGAAACCGAAAAGTATATGACGAGTTTGATGGGTTCTGCATACTCACTTAAGTTATCAAAGATAGATGCAGGTAACTTGAGAATTATGTTAAGTTTGAGAAAATATATTTGTTCTCAATTTAAACCAAATGTTGCTAAGGTATTGTATGATAAGTTAGAAAGTAAAAGTATATTGGATTTCTCAGCAGGTTGGGGAGATAGATTGGCTGGATTCTATGCAAGTGAAACAGGTGAGTTTTACATGGGTATAGACCCACGAAAAGAAAATCATCCCATCTATCATGAACAATCAGAGTTCTACGATAAACACAGAACTATGTTTGAAGTTCCTAAGAAGAGTATGTTTGTAGAACATCCTGCAGAGGATTTTGAATACAAAAAGAATTCTTATGATACGGTCTTTACATCACCACCTTATTTTAATGTTGAGAGATATAGTTATGATGATACACAAAGTTGGGTTAGATATAAAACTATTGATGAGTGGAATAAAAACTTTTTACAACATACACTAAAAAAAATATGGCCTTCTATCAAGAGAGGTGGATATTTATTAGTGAACATAAGTGATGTTTACGCAAGTAGTGGTGGTAGTAAGAAGTGGTTAGAGATATGTAATCCTATGAATGATTTCTTAAGTACACTAAGTGATTCAGAGTATCAAGGTTGTATTGGAATGGAGATGGCTAAACGACCTAATAGTGGTGGGGCAGGAACAGCATCAGAAGATAGATACAAAGACGAAACAAAGGAACTGGCAGAACAGACGAAAGATAAAACATTTTGTGAACCAATATGGGTATGGAAAAAGTATTAACAAAAAGGAATAACATGGAAGAAATTAAAAACACATTATGGGTAGAAAAATATCGGCCGTCGAAACTTGACAGCTACATAGGTAACCAACACCTAAGAAGTAAAGTCAAGGTCTACATCGAGAGTGGAGATTTACCACACCTTTTACTATACGGACGTGCTGGTACAGGTAAAACCACTCTCGCTAAATTACTTGTTAATAATATAGAGTGTGATTATCTATATATTAATGCATCTGATGAGAATAGTGTGGATGTGGTTCGTGATAAAGTAAAGAACTTCGCATCAACATTAGGGTTCAAGGATATGAAAGTGATTATCTTGGACGAGTGTGATTACATTACACCAAATGCTCAGGCAGCACTAAGAAATCTAATGGAAACATTTAGTAAGAATTGTAGGTTTATCTTAACTTGTAATTATGTTGAGAGAATCATTGACCCTATTCAAAGTAGATGTCAATCATTTCAAATTATTCCACCAGATAGAAAAGAAGTTGCAGTTCATTTAAATACCATCCTAACAAAAGAGGGAGTTAAATCAGATATTGAAGATATTGTAACCATAGTTAATGGTGGTTTTCCTGATTTAAGAAGAGTGATTAATGCCGCACAAAGACAGGTGGTTGATAATAAGTTGGTTATTGATGAGGGTATGAGTATTCAGAATGATTACAAGAACCAAGTATTAGAAATCTTGAAAACACAAGATAAGAAGAATTGTTTTAAAAATGTAAGACAACTATTAGCAGATTCAAAGGTAACAGATTTCTCTGATTTATTCAGATTGTTATTTGATACAGTCGATGATTGGGGTAGAGGTCATGTGGCTGAGTGTATTTTAGTTTTGGCTCAATATCAACAAAGTGATGCAGTAGTGGTAGATAAAGAGATTAACATTATGGCAATGTTTATAGAAATCATCGGCAAGGTAAAGTGAGAAAAGGATTTTGTGTATCACCATTTCGATATGCCGAAATAAGAAATAACGGAGATGTTTGGCAATGTTGTACGAGTTGGATAGAAAAACCAGCTGGTAACATCTTAACTGATAAGTGGGATGACATTTGGAATAGTGATTACGCAAAAAGATTAAGAAGAAGTATGCACAGAGGTGATTTCTCTATGTGTGATGAAAACTTATGTCCTTACATTCAAAAGTGGAATAAAGGTGAAGAGGATTATTCAGCATACTTTCCAATATATGATGAATCAACATTTGAAAAGTTGTGGGATGCAAAAGAAATAAATCCTAACGGAAAGAAAAAGTATCAAGATATAATAGAAAATAAAACTATTGATTTACCTTATGGGCCTGAGAGTGTTTCATTTGCTCATGATTCAAGTTGTAATTTGGCTTGTCCATCTTGTAGAAAAGATTTCTTTAAAACAGAGGGTAAGGATAGAGAACAAACTTACAAGATACAAGAACTAATTATGGGTGACCCTATATGTGATACTCACGAAGTTTATATAACTAACTCAGGTGATGCATTTGGAGCAGATGTATTTAGAGATTTATTAAAAATGATTAACACTAAGGACTTTCCAAACTTAGTTAATTTACATTTACATACAAATGGTAATAGTTGGTCAAGAACACATTGGAATAAACTTAAAAACTTACACGATATTCCAAGATTAACTTGTCATATTAGTATTGATGCGTGTACAAAAGAAACTTACGAAGTAGTAAGAAAGGGTGGTAAGTGGGAAACACTTCAGAAAAACTTAAAGTTTATATTTGAAGATATTCCTAATTTAAAATTTATTAGAACATCATTTGTTTGTCAAGATTTAAATTACAAAGAGATGAGTGGTTTTGTAGAATTAATTGATGATTTAAGTTATAATTCAGATGCCATAGTTGAAATAGAATTTACACAATTTACTGATTGGGGTGTGAGTTCAAAAGAAATAGTTGAACAAAGACAGATATTTAAGAGAACACATCCTAATTATAATTTGTTTTTAGAAGAATATAAAAAAATGTTAAAGTTAGATAAGAATGTACTTATTACAGATAATTTAGATATAGAGGAGTTAACATGAGTAAAGATAGAACATATCAAGAACCACCACAACCTGTGGATATTAGTGATACAGAAACAATAGTTTGTGAAGAGTGTGGAAACGCATCTTTCATACAATCATTCTTTCTGAAAAGAATATCACCATTAGTATCACCAACAGGTAAAGAAGCAATCGTACCAATACAAGTATTTGCATGTGGTAATTGTGGTTCAATACCAAAGAACATGATGAATCAAATTGCAGAGCAATAGTGTATTACAAAATAGATTTAAGTAATTACGAACCACGAGAAACTCGTACTTATTTAGAGTTTGATGAGTACAAATTTAGTACTTATCAATTAGAAACTATTGAAAAGGAATTAAATAACTTTCAAGATTCATTTGGAAGACCTTGGAAAGAGTGGGATACATCTGATTTGAAAGATAGATTGCAAAACAATTTCACATTTTATTTACTTGAGGGTGGTTGGTGTTTTATAGATTGGGATAAAAAATATCCTTATTTGTGTAATCGTTATGTGTTTCCAGAACACAGAGGCAAAGGGTTAGGAAAAGATTTGGTTTGGTTAAGGTGTAATGAAATCAAAAAACGAGGATTAAATACTGCTTCAATTAAATTAGATTGGTGGAACACACCAGCATTATCAGTCAAAAAAGATTATATTTTCACCGAAATTGATGGTATTTGATATTTATATATGAAAAGTTTTATAGAAATTAGGAAAACAATATGTCAACACAGATAACAAGAACAAAAGAATTTCTCAATTATGTTACAGGTAGTGCAGGTGGTTGGCCATCATTATCAAATGCTGGAATTCTTGGTAATATAGACTATGTCATAGACAGTGGTTCCAACGAAGTAAAATTTATAGAAATGAATACCAATATTGGAATTATTGGTAGTGCAGCAGTACAGACAGGTAGTTACTTCGATGTAATATCTGATTATGTAAATGAAAAAGGATACACGACTACTTATGTTTATGGAGAACAAAATGAAAGTGGTAAAAAAAATCCATCAACACTTCAACAACCATTAATTAGTGCTAGTTTTGCACGACATGATATAACGACCAATTTTGAATATGGTGATAGTCTTGGAAGAACATATTTTTCACAAAGAGGAGACGAAGAACACTTAGATAAGTTTCATTTATGGATGCAAACGCCTTGGTATAGTGATGATACATTAATAAACATTGTTAGTGGTTCATTTGATAAAAACACATTTAGAACTATAGTGGGTAATTCACCATTTAGTTCTTCTTTGATACCATCATTTGATAAGGATAATTATACACCAAATAACAATTATCCAGATTATGTAGTTAAAACTGCAACTCAAGATTCGAGTATTCAAACTAATAAAATTGGTTTTTACACATACAATTCAACAAGTTCAAGTTATCAAAACGCAGTTGATAGTGGTTCTTTGATAGAAGAATATATTGTTCATAGTGGAAGTTATAAAGATGGACAATCATTCTTGGGTGTAGGTAAAATAGATTTTATGTTGACACCAGAAAAGATTATTGTGTTTGGTGATAGAGATGCTGGTAAAGATATTAAACTAAAACCTACAAAAACAGATAGTTGGGATTATATATCACGAAGAGCAAAAACATCTGCAAGTGGTAGTTTAATTAAAATGTATGATGGTTCAACAAAACAAGTTCAAGATGTTGAAGTTGGGGATGTTGTTTTAAGTTATCAACCATATGGAATGCCAGATGAAACAAAAGATTATTTATCTTATACCACAACAGATTTAAGTGGTTCATTTTCTTCTGGTTCTATTGTTGTTGAAGTAATGAACACAAAAAATTATGGATATTATTTACTCAATGGTAGTATTAAAGCACCTTATAATTTACAACAGGCAAGTAGTGATGTTAGATATTTTGTAAAACAAGACGATACTTGGGAATGGATAACAACAGATGCTATTAATACTGGAGATTATCTTTTAGACCCAAGTGGTAATGAAGTAGAAGTTACATCAAAGACATCAAATGATGGTGATGAACTTTGGTATTCATTAGATGTTGAGGATATTGATACTTACTTCCAATCAAATATATTGGTTCATAATATTCCACCTAAATGTTTCGTGGCAGGAACACCAATCACTATGGGTGATGGAACTACAAAGGTTATTGAAAGAGTTGAAATTGGTGATGAAGTTATGAATTATAATTTCAAAGATGAAGAAGTTCAGATAGGTAAAGTTACCACGATTGATATGCCAATTCACGCAGATATTGTAGAGATTAGTTTTGGTGATAAGAAAACAAAGAATACCTTTGACCATCCTTATTGGGTTGTTGGAAAGGGTTGGAGTTCATATAAACCAGAGTGGACTAAAAAACGATATGATATAGAATCAAACCAATTAGAAGTTGGTGATAAGTGTTTAGAACTTCGTGATGGTAAATTAGTGGAAAGAGAAATTACTAATATTGTTGAAGATATAAATCCAGTCCAAACTTATTCATTAGAAATAACAACAAACCATAACTATTTTGCAAATGATGTATTAGTTCATAACAAATTCTGTTTAATGGAAGACCAAGTGATTAATATGGGAGATGGTGTTTATAAAAGAATTGATGAGGTAGAATTAGGTGAAAGTATTTTACAATACGATGAAGAAACTGAAGAGTTTAAAGAGGGTAAAGTAAATATGATAAGAAAGAAACTACATGATAATTGTTATGGAATCAAAGTTGAAAGTGGACAAACAATTAAAGCAACTGATAACCATCCATTTTTATTGAGAGATAAAGGTTGGTCTACAATTGCTGAGAACAATCCAATGTTTTTACAAGATGGTGGTGGTATTATAAAAGTTGGTGATTATGTTAGAGATATAGATGGATGGGTAGAAATTGTAGAAATCAATAGAATTGAGGGACAATATATAACATATAACTTGTTAGAACAAGATTATGGAACTATTATTGCTCATGATATTGTAACTCACAATTCACCTTAATAAAAACTAAAAAGGTTGTAAATGAAACTAAACGATGATTTTAAATACTCAATACAAATACCAAAGTTCTTAACACACGAAAAGTGTGATGAATTATTAGAACAAATAACCACAACAGAAGAAGTTGTAACAGGTGGAGTGGGTGGTGAGTGTGGTGAAGCAGCAATCATACCAGAAATTAGAGTTACAGAGGAGTGGTATTTATTTGACCAACCAGACAATAGATTAAGACCTGATAAATGTAATAATGATTGGAAATGGTTACAAGATAAAATATATCAAGTTGTAAAAATGGTAAATCAAGGTGTTTTTAAGTTTGATATTGAAGGTGCAGATGATGAACTAAAACTCATAAAATATCACGAGGGTGGATTTTATGGTTGGCACACAGATTTCAATGCAGGTAGTTGTTCCAATAGAAAACTTGTGGCAATCGTTCAATTGACAGACCCAAGTGAATACGAGGGTGGTGAAGTTCAATTTGGAATCCAAGATAAACATACAAAAGAGTGGTATACAATGAACCAATTAAAAGGTTCATTAACTATATTTCCTACATTTCTATCTCACAATGTAACACCAGTCACTAAAGGAACAAGATATGTTTTACAAGAATTATTCATCGGAGACCACTTCAGATGATAGAGAATCTAATACAAAAGAAAAGTTTTAAGTTTGTAGTTCACAAAGATGACTTCTTAACTGAAAAGAGGTGTGATGAACTAATCAAAATGTTTGATACTGGTATAACTATACCAGCTAAAGCGACGGTAGCAGGAACTTATACAGGAGATGGTGCTGATGTAGTAAATGAAAGTGTTCGTAAAGTTCAAGAGGTTAAATTTGATACTGATGTGATATTATCAGATGGATTCAATCTAAACAAAAATCTAACTATGGCTTGTGAAATGGCGAATAGATTATTCTTTAACTTTGACACATCAAATCAATTATCTAATATTCGTATGTTGAGATATGAAGACACAGGTAAATACGATTGGCATTTAGACATTGGAAATGAGGAAACATCAGTTCGTAAAATTACTGCTATTGTTCAGTTGTCTGATGAAAATGATTATGAGGGTGGAAATTTTGAATTTAGTATGACTGATGAAACAGGAGAGAATACAGCAGTCGGTAGTAGAAAAAAAGGAAGTCTTATCTTGTTTCCAGCTTATTTAGGACACAGAGTATCACCATTAACGAGTGGTGTTAGATATTCAGTATTGACTTGGATGTTGGGAAATGCATTTAAATAAAGTATTAGTATTAGGTTGTAGTCGTAGTGGAACAACAGAGTTTTGTAAAACACTACAAGAAGTTTCATCAAAGAAATTTGTATGGGAGTTTGGATTTGATGACAATCTTAATAGATTAGTTAGTAGTTTAGGCATTACAGAATTTTTAGATAGAATATACAAAGATAAAAATACTCTTGGAATCAAGTATGGTGTTTATCCACAGAAAAAAATACATTTAGATTTGATAGATTCCCATGATATTGTTTTTTTCTTATCAAGAAGAAATGTATTTGAACAGGCAATTTCATTGAACTTAGCAAAAAGAACGGATAAGTGGAGACCAATAGATTTTGGAGTTGAAACATTTTCACAAAAAGAGAAAGATGAATACAACAAATTAAAAATTGAAAAGATTGGGGTTGAAGATATAAAAAAAGATATACAAGGTATCAAAGAAGCATCAATCAAGGTTATTGAGTATTTAAAAAATCACAAGAGTTCAAGGATATTATTTTATGAAGATTTATTTGGATTCTTTTCAGGTGTGAAATTAAATACACAAAAGAATTATAAAAATATTGAGAACTGGCAAGAACTAAAAAACTTTTATGAAGAGAATAAAGATTTTTGTCATTTTCACTTATAAGTTTTATACTTATTTATATCTAAAAGGTTATTATGAAAACAAAATCGTTATTCGACCACATAAAACAAATTACTAATGTACAAAATCCAATGTATTGGGAATCACTTGATGAGGGTGATAAAAAAACTTGGAGTAACTACATGGTTCATAGATTTCTTAGTATGAAATCAGAGTGGTTGGTTGTAGTAAATGAAATACAAAAGTATTGGGAGTTGGCTCCTAAGAATGTGTATCAGTTTTACACCGATGTATTACCAAAGGGTAGAACATTCTTAAGGTATGTGAAATCAAAAAAGAAATCTAAAGTAGAGAAGTGGGCAATGGAACATTTAGTAGATTACTTTGAATGTAGTACACGAGAAGTAGAACAGCACTTAGATATTTTAACTAAAGAACAAGTTACCACCATCATTATGAAATATGGAGTAGATGATAAACAATTAAAAAAGATATGGAGTAAGTAATTGGTGGAGAATATCTATTGGACTGGTGGATTTGATTCTACATTCTTAGTTTGTAAAAGGTTAATTATAGAAAAGAAACCAATTGAAACATACTATTTGAATTTCCCATGTGATGGTTACCAACATAACTATAATAGATTTGATTCAAGTAATTTTCATAATTGTATGATTGATAATGAATTAAATGCTGTTGATAATGACCCATATGGTAGAAAAAGTTATGGTAGATATAGTAGATTAGTAGAAGTAGAAGTAATGAATAAATTAAGAGAAATGATTATCGATAAATTCCCATACACTAAAGAGTTGTTTCCTAAAGTGAATTTGGTTAAAGAATTTGAAATTGATTCTGAAGTCTTAAATGATTCAAAAGTTATTTGTGATGAGTATAATTCAAGACCTGATAGACCAGACCAAAGTTTGTATATGATACAATTTTCTTTAAATTTAGATAAAGATATATCTGTTGCTTGGGAAGCAGATAAGGATGGAGAAGATTATTGTTTATCAACAAGGTTGGTACGAAAGCATTTAAATAAAGAGTTAAGGGTACATAGTGATTCGATAAAAGAATTATGGTTGTATAAGAATTGGGTATTACCATTAGTAGAAACTTATAGGGAAGAGATGGTCAACATGGCACAATCTTCTAATTTCATAGATATCTTGAAACATACTTGGTCTTGTAGGTTTCCAAAGAAAAACGGAGATGTTTGTGATAATTGTACATTAGATATTAAGGAACTAAAAAGAGTTGATAATTACAAGGATATATTATGTACGACTATTTAAAAGAAATTCCACCAGAGTATAAAGAAAAATATAAAAATTCAGTTAATAATGCTCTACCTACACCTTTCGGAACTCAAGAAAGATATGATTTTGTAAAATATCAATTAATTATAATGGCATACAAAGAAGAAAATTTTATAGGTGAATGTGTAGAATCACTTATAAATCAAACTACTTCACCACATGAATTTGAAGTATTAATTATAAATAATTGTTCAGTAGAAGAAGAATTAGATAATACTGAAATGGTAGTTAAAGAAAAATTAGACAAATACAAATATGATAATATACATTTAATAAATGTAAAATTTCCTAATGAAATACAAAGTGCAGCTTTAACTGCAAAATTTGGGATAGATGTTGCATTACATAGATGGAGTAATTATGAGGATTTCAATGATGGAATAGTTGCATTTCTTGGAGCAGATAATATTTTTGGAAATCATTATGTTGAAGAAGTATTAAAATCTTTTAAAAATCCATCAAAATATAAAAACCCACATCAATTGAATCCGATAGGAGAGAGTGAGGATAGATTAGATATATTGGTAACGAATTGTGATAATTATAAGTTTACCAGTTCTGATAGTATAATTGATATTTCAGTATTGGAACCTTATCTAAATAAATTAGAAAGTATGAATGATTTATTAGGAAAGTGGTACTTTAAAAATTTTGATATAAATTGGGGAGTAAAAAAAGGAACTAAAAAAACCTTAGATGATAATTTATTGTATAGAGAGGATGATGGAACTTCAGTATGGCCCAAAACATTTAGAGCATCAACATATAATGATTTAGGTGGAATTGGAATTCAACCACAAGAAGAGCAATCTATAATCATAAAGGCCGTAGTAAATAATTGTGTTTTCAAATATAATGATATGACAAATTATACTCATGTACATAGATTAGAAAAACCAAGAGTACCCGATGGTAGTATATCACAATGGTATTATGATAGTGCTCAAGCTTATATTAATAAGTCTGAATTAGAAGCATACTCTCTTGATTATTGGACAATGAGAAACAACATTGAAAAGTATTTTTACGAAAAAAAATTCTATAGTGGTTGGAGACCAAAGTTTTTTTCAGAACAAGACTTAGATAAAATATTAAAAGAGTCAGGAGAATCATATTTATATTTTAGAAATAAGTTTATTCACCAATATCAAGGTGAGATAAATAAGATTTACAAAAAACAAAACATCAATAAAGTTATTGATGACATAAAGAAAAACCTATAAACGAAGTGGAGTAAAAAATGAGTAAGAATTATAGAAATGAAGAAGCATTTTACATGAAAGAGATGGAATGGGGTGTTAATTCAAAAACAAACACTACTTACATGAACTACGAATTTGATATAGATTCACTATATTCAACGATGGTTAAATGTGATTACTTAGTGAGAGTAAATCCAGGTACTGATATTAATTTAAAGATTGCATCTTATGGTGGTGATGTTTATGCGATGTTAGGTTTAGTTGATTACATCAGAAGTTTAGATGTAAAGGTTAACACACATTGTGTTGGAACTTGTATGAGTGCAGCATCAGTATTGTTAGCAAGTGGTACTGGTACAAGGACTATGAGTAAAAACTCTACAGTCATGGTTCATGAGGGTTCAGCGATAGAGACTGGTAAGGTTGGTGATGTTATGAAAGGTGTTGACCATTTGAAAGAACTACAAAAAGAAATCAATAAATTGATGGAAGAAGTTACAAATAAAGATGCAAGGTTTTGGGAACTCACTCAGAGAAATGATACTTATTTGAACGCAAAACAATGTTTAGATAATGGTATCATCGATAAAATTATTTAAAATAATACTTGACAAGTATACAGAAAAAGCCTTATATTAAGGGGTATTAAATTGGAGAAAAATATGGTAAAGGTTATAAAAGATAAACCTAAATCTAAAGCTGATGTTATTAGTTATATGGAAAACAAATATCCTAAGATGACATCTGAATTTAAAAGGATTCAAAAGGAACAATATGAATTGTTCTTAAGAAAACAGCACGATTATGGTCCACAAAATATTGCAGTTGGTACTGCATTAATTAATGATGAAGATAAGAGATTATCTTTGATGGGCATTTGGTTTAGGATTAATGATAAAGTAGAAAGAATCAAAACTCTTATTATGAGGGGTGATGATGGTTCTTTAGAGAATGAGGGTTTGGTAGATAGTTATTCAGATATATCAAACTATGGAGTTATGGCACAAGTAGTAGCGAGTGGTAAATGGGCAAAATAAGTTATAGTCAGTTCTCACAATGGGACAAGTGTCCACAGATGTGGAAGTTAAATTATCTTGAAAAACTTGGTACATTTCAAGGTAATATTTATACTATCTTTGGTTCTGCACTACACGAAACTCTTCAGGCTTACTTAGTTGCATACTATGAAAAGACTGTTGCAATTGCAGATTCATTACCATTGGGTGATATTCTACAATACAGAATGGAAGAGAATTACAAACGAACTAAAGAAAACTCAAGTGAACCTGTCGATGTATCGCTCGAAGAAATGAAAGAGTTCTTCAATGATGGTCTTAATATTATTAATGAGTTCTTGAAGAGGAAGAGGGGTTACTTTCCTAAAAAAGACCATGAACTATTGGGTATTGAGTTGGATATAGATTTTAACTTACCGAGAGAAATGAGGTTTGTTGGGTTTATGGATGTGGTGATACACAATAAAAAGACTGGTAGAGTTAGGATTATCGATATCAAAACATCCACAATGGGTTGGAATAAGTATATGAAAGCTGATAAGAATAAAACTAATCAGTTGTTATTGTACAAAAAATTCTTTTCGAAACAGAGAGATATTCCAGAGGATAAAATAGATGTTGAATATTTAATATTGAAGAGAAAATTGTATGAAAATACAATGTATCCTCAGAAACGAATACAAGTGTTTTCACCAGCGAGTGGAAAACCAAGTTTGAATAAAGTTACAAGTAGATTACAAGAGTTTATAACTGATTGTTTTGATGATAATGGTATGTTGATTGAAAAAGATTACTTCAAGAATGTATCAACAAAAAATTGTAAGTATTGTGAGTTCAAAAGTAAACCAGATTTATGTGATAGGAAACAGGCATGATTACACCAACAATAAGATTCTACCTACCAGATGTATTAGAGTATGGAGATTATAAAAATATGTCAGATATATTAAATCATACTCATTGTCATAGAGTATTTTTTTGGTATGAGAAGAATGATTTGACACAAAAACAAATTAAAAATTTTGTAGATACATGGGGTGAGTTTAAACATCAAAATTTTAAAACTCATATTCAAGCTATGTTTACTGATTTACAAAGAGATTTTATATGGTATGATTTTATGCCACACAAAAAATTAAAAGAGAATCCAGCACAATACTATAGGTTTCGTTGGGAATATGGGTTACCTGAATCAATAGAAAAAGGTTTAACCGAATTCAAAAACACATACGATTTCGTTACTGAATCTCAAAACCCACAGAAAAAACAAAAGAGGAATGATGGCGAAGATAGCAATCATAGGTAGTAGGTGTTATACAAACAAGAGGAAGATACGAGAGTTTATCTTCAAATTAAAAGACCAAGTTGGAGAAAAATTAGAAGTAGTAAGTGGTGGAGCGAAAGAGGGAGCAGATAAATATGCAAAGAAATTTGCTCTTGATTTCGATGTGAATTATTCAGAGTTTCCAGCATATCATGAAGTACATAATATTCATTGTGTTCAAGAATCATATAGATTTGGTAAACCATATAATGTGGGACATTATCACCGAAGAAACAAAGATTTGGTAGAATATAGTGATAAAGTGGTTGCATTTTGTACAGATGGGTTGGTTACAAACGGAACATTATCTGCATTAAAATATGCAGAAAAAATAAATAAAAAATCGATTATTATTGATTAAAGTTATATTTATATATATATACATATATACAACAAGAGGTATAAAATATGAGTGAAGTTAAATTGACTTCGGTAAAGGTTATAACCGAGTTATATAAGAAGTTCAAGAACAAAACAATAGATGAGGAGTTTTCACTGCAAAAGTTAGTGAATAGAACTCTTGATAAGTTTGTTCATGATGAAGAATTTTGTAAAGAAATATTAGAACACGAAAATCTTCATTCAAGTGGGAGTAAATTTTAATATAAACAATAAGGGTTATTATGACAGTTAAATTACCAAAACTAAAATCAGTTAAAGCAAGACCGAAGAAGAAAAAAATATTATTGTTATCAGATGATTTAAGAATGTCAAGTGGTGTCGGTACAATGTCAAGAGAGATTGTGATGGGTACTATGAATAAATACGATTGGGTACAAATTGGGGGTGCAGTAAAACATCCTGATGAGGGTAAGACAATCGATATGTGTGAGGCAGTAAGAAAAGATTATGGTGTAGAGGATGGTTATCTAAAAGTATATCCAGTAAGTGGATATGGTAATCCAGATATGTTAAGACAAATTATGGATATAGAGAAACCTGATGCAATCCTACACTACACAGACCCAAGATTTTGGGGATGGTTATATCACATGGAACATGAACTAAGACAGGAGATTCCGATATTCTATTATAATATTTGGGATGATTGGCCTGCACCACAATACAATGAGTTTTTTTATGAGAGTTGTGATTTGATTATGAATATTTCAAAACAAACTCATGCGATTGTTAATGATGTTGCAAAGACGAAACCACGAACTGATTGGGATTGTACTTATGTACCACATGGTATTAACGAAAACGATTTTTATCCAATCAAGGATGAGAAACAATTATTGGAAATGAATAAATTCAAACAACAAATAATTGGCAACCAACCAACAGATTTTATTTTGTTGTATGTTAATAGAAACATCAGAAGAAAAATGATTGGGGATTGTATGATGGCATTCAAAACATTCCATAATCAGTTACCAAAAGAACAACAAGATAGAGTTGCATATGTTATGCATACACAACCAATTGACCAACATGGTACAGATTTACCACATCTGATTGAGGATTTGATGCCAGAGTGTAGAGTACACTTCAGTACTAATAAACTTGAACCTAAAGAAATGAATTACCTATATAATATTGCAGATGTTACAATGAACATTGCAAGTAACGAGGGATTTGGTTTAGGTACTTGTGAATCACTAATGGCTGGAACACCAATCATAGTAAATGTTACGGGTGGTATGCAAGACCAGTGTGGATTCAGAGTTAATGATAAGTTGTTAACAACAGATGATTATAAAGAAATCAAATCATTACATAATTGGAAAGAGTGGGAACACAATGGAGATTTAACTTGGGGTGAGTGGGTGAAACCTGTTTGGCCTAAGACTCGTTCATTGATGGGTTCAGTTCCAACACCATATATTTTTGATGATAGATGTGATTGGGAAGATGCCGCAGATAGAATAAAAGAGTGGCATGAAATGGGAAGAGAAGCCAGAAAAGAATGTGGATTTAAAGGACACGAATTTGTAACAAGTGATGATGCAAATATGAGTGCAAGAGCAATGTGTGGTTTATTCGTAGACCATATGGAAACTGCATTTGATAAGTGGACTCCAAAACAAAAGATTAATGTTTATAAAGTGTGAGGGATAAATGAACAAACCATTAGTATTAGTAACAGCACCAGTAAAAACAAGAAGTGGTTATGGTAATCACTCACGAGATATATGTACTGCATTGATTGATAGTAATAAATACGATGTATTAATTAACGCTTGTAGATGGGGTAACACACCAAGTACTGCATTGGAAGAGGGTAATCCACAACATGATAAGATTACAGAGAGATTATTAACTAATCCAAAGTTACCAAAACAACCAGATTTACATATTCACATAGTAATACCAAATGAATTTCAACCAGTTGGAAAGAAAAACATAGGAATTACTGCTGGAATAGAAACAACAATACCAATACCACAATGGTTAGATGGTGCTAACAAAATGGATAAGGTATTGTTTACATCTAAATTTACAGAATCAGTTTTTCAGAATGCAGAGTTCGAAGATAAGAATAAACAATTGATGAAGTTCACAAAACCATCAATGGCATTATTCGAGGGATTTGACCAAAATGTATACAAAGAAACAAGAACCTTTTCCGATGAAGTAAAAAAAGCATTTGATGGTATTGATAGTAATTGGAACTTTCTATTTGTAGGACATTGGTTGAGTGGTAAGTTAGGACAAGATAGAAAAGATACAGGTATGTTAGTTAAGGTATTCTTAGAATCATTTAAGAATCAAAAGAACCCACCAGGCTTGATTTTAAAATCGAGTGGTGCTGATTTTAGTATTCTTGATAGAGAAGAGATACTTACAAAGATTAACAATATCAAGAAGAGTGTAAATGGGGTATTACCACCTATTTATTTAATACATGGTGATTTTACAGATGCACAGATGAATGAATTATATAATCAACCAAAAGTAAAAGCTCATGTAACATTCACACATGGTGAGGGATTTGGTAGACCGTTATTGGAAGCAACCCAAAGTGGTAAGCCAGTGATTGCACCAGATTGGAGTGGACAAGTTGATTTCTTAGATAAGAATTATGCTGTATTACTTCAAGGTGGTTGTGTTCAAGTACCAGATGGTGCTTTTAATGAACAAGTATTTTTTAAATCACCTGAAAACAAATGGTTCACAGTCAATTATAATATTGCCTCACAAATTCTAAAAGATGTACATAAAAACTACACTAAGTATTTAGTAAAGAGTAAACAATTACAAGTATTAACTTCACAAAAGTTTAATCTTAACAAGATGCAAGAGTTGTTGGTTCGTGAAGTAGATGAAGTATTGAAAGATGTACCACAAGAAGTAAAGTTAAAATTACCAAAACTAAAAAAGGTGTAACATGGCAGAAAAGAAAATAAATTGTCCTAATTGTTTCAATGGTGAGAGGTGTTTTGAAGATACACAAGAACAAGATGGTAAAACATTTAGTTCCTATATGTGTTTTAATTGTGGGTTCACAAGTAATTCAGCATACAAGTGGGGTTCACAAGAATTAAAGAAAGCACAATTGGGTGCAACTCAATTGATGAATGATATCGCACTATTAGATGAAGATAGAGAGATAATGTGGTTTCCATCAGTATTGAACATGGGTAAGTTTGGAGTTATTTATCCAGAGGGAACACAAAATAATTGGGTATACAAATTTGCAGAGGTTAGACTTTTAACTGATTTAGAGAAGAAAGACGAGAAGTATGATGGACACGAACATATGTTAGATGTTGAAAATGCAAAAACCTATGGACAATATGAGTTTTTAGATGCTTGTAAAGAGATGGGAATCATTAAGGATATTGATTAATGGCACTAAGAAATACCGCATGGCATCAAGTTGAACCAGGTCAGATTGTAACTTTCTTATATAAAGCAGATGGTTCTAAACGAGCAGTTAAAAGAACTATATTAGTTCTAAATCCTAATCTAAGATACAGAAAGAAATCTACTAAAAGAATTAAGAGTTTTGTAGTTGGGTTACAATTAGATACTGCAATCACACCACCAATAACTTCAACAAAACTTGAGAATTTATTTGGAAAGATAGGTGGATTAGAAATAGAAGAGGGTGCAATTGCTGGTGATTTAAAAGATAGAATGACACCTGCAGATACTACAAGATTATACAAAAAACTAAAGAACTTAGTTAGTAAGTACAATAACTATCGTACATTCAGTAGAAGAATGTGTTTAAAACGAAGAGTTTACCTTGAGGTTGCATACTCAAAGATTCCAAAAGATACATTGGATGAGTTTGGTAGAGAGATGAATAAAAAGTTTCAGAACCAATTAGAGGGTAATGATGAAGATTAGTTATGGTATTACGGTCCATAATGAACATGAAGAACTCGAAAAATTATTAAGTACACTTCTTGTTAGTATAGATGACGAAGATGAAGTAGTAATATGTGTTGATGGTAATCACGAGGGTGTAAAGGAAGTGGTTAAATTATACTCAATTGATAGTAGGGTTATACACTATAATAGAAAACTTGATGGTAACTTTGCAGAACATAAAAATTCAGTTATAGAAAAATCAAGTGGTGATTATATCTTCCATATTGATGCTGATGAATATCCAAACAAAACATTACTACAACAAATAAAACAAATATTAGAAATAAATCAAGTTGATTTGATTTGGATTCCAAGAGTAAACACTGTCGATGGTATAACGGATGAACATATAAGACAATGGGGTTGGAAATTAACAGAACAAGGTTGGGTTAATTATCCAGATTACCAAAGTAGGATATTCAGAAACCATGAGAGTATTCGATGGAAAAGACCAGTACACGAACAGATACAAGGTTGTAAAACATATGCACATCTACCACCACACGAAGAGTTAAGTTTGTATCATCCAAAGACAATACAAAAACAAGAATCACAAAATCAGTTATATTCAGATATAGTTTATGGTAAAGATAAAAATACACAATCCTAAAGAGGATAGAAATGAACCCACTTTCAGAGTGATGTTGGCAGTACAACATTTCTTTAGAGAGATTGGTATAGATTTTACAACATCAAATGATTACGATTATTTATTCATAGGAATGAACGATTTCATGAATAAGAAATTGACATTAGAAGAGAGTGTAGATTGGGGTAGTGAGAATGTAGAAAAACTTGGAGAGAATGGTGATTACTTTTTATTTGATGGTTCCGATTCTACATCTATAGTGGGTGGTATAGAAGTTATGCGTAACACTAATCCTATTCACTACATTAAGAATCAATTCTTAGACTTCGATTTGTATAATAAACCATGTAGCTTTGGTAGATGGTTTTGGGGTGAGGGTGAGAATAATCAGAGTTATAATTTAACAGAAGAAGATAGAAGTAAAATGAAATTGAGTGGATGGAATCTTGGACATCTACAAGGACATTTATTCAAGAAAGATATTCCAAGAGTTTCTAAATCAATTGATGTATGTGCAATCTTTCAAGCAGAACATAAAGAGAACTATGAACATACATTTAGAAATGATATTCCATATACAGAACATAGAAGAGGTGTTTGGAATACTCTTGATAAAAAGTTTAATTCTATAACTGATAAATTACCTTACCAAGAGTATATTGAAAAACTGCGTGAATCAAGGGTTGCAATCTCACCATTTGGAATGGGAGAGATTTGTTTTAGAGATTTTGAAGTGATGGCATTGAAAAGTATTTTGATTAAACCAGGTATGGATATTGTCAATACAAAACCAAACATTTATATTGATGGTGAAACATACCATAGTGTTTTCTATGATTGGTCTAATTTAAATGAAGTTATAGAAAGTGTTTTAGATAGGAATGTAGATGTAGTGGATAGGTATCGTGAAATGTATGACACAAAACATTTAATCTTACATTATTATGAAATGATAAAAAACTTAAGTGGAGTTGAAACAGAATGAAAATATTAGTTACAGGTGTATTAGGAGTAGTTGGTTCTAAATTGGAAGAGGTTCTAATACAAAGAGGACATAAAGTATTTGGTGTAGATTTAATGCACCAACCAAGAAAGTATGGACATGGATTAGGTAAGGTAGAAGATGATAATTATTTCAGATGTGATATTGGTGATTACAGACAAATAGAAACTGTCATACGATATGTGAAACCAGATTTAGTTTACAATTGTGCTGCAGAGTTTGGTAGGTGGAATGGAGAACACTTCTATGAAAAGGTTTGGAAAACAAATGCAGTAGGTACAAAGAATATCATAAGGTTACAAGAAGAACTTGGATTCAAGTTGGTTCACACTTCTACTTCTGAGGTGTATGGTGATTACCAAGATGTTATGTATGAGGATGTAGTGGAGAATGTTGCGATACATCAAATGAATGATTATGCAATGTCCAAAAGAGTAAACGAGATGCAAATCAGAAACTCACAAACACAATTTGATACACAAAGTGTTGTTGTTAGAATATTCAATACCTATGGAGATGGGGAGTGGTATCATCCATTTAGAAGTGTTAATTGTACATTCACATATAAGTTACTACATGGATTACCAATCGTGGTTCATAAAGGACACACAAGAACAAGTACATATGTTTATGATTGTGTAAATACACTTGCAAACATTAGTGATAATTTTATTAGTGGTGAAGTATATAATATTGCAAGTAACACATTACACACGATAGAAGAATTGGCAGAGTTGATTCTAAAACATACAGGTGCAAATAAACACTTAGTAACTTATGCCGATAGTGAAATATTAACTACAAAAGATAAGAAAGTAAATATGGATAAAGCAATAAGAGATTTGAATCATAGTAATTCTATTGATTTAGATGAGGGTGTAAGAAGAACCATTAAATGGATGAAAGAATACTATGGGTAGTTTTTGGAAAGAGATTTGGGATAGTAAAGGTAAGAGTCTTAGTAAAGATTTACTATGGTTATGTGGTAGAGAACACTTAAATATAAATTGGGATAGTAAAAGAGAATCTGGTGTGATAAGAGATTTACTTAAATTACAACCTACTGATAAAATATTAGAAGTTGGTTGTGGTGCAGGATATATCTCAAGAGAGTTTAAAGAATTTGATTTCAAGGGTGTAGATTATTCTGAACCATTGATTAGTAAACACAAAGAGTTATTTCCATCACACGATGTACAAACATCAGAATCTGCAAACCTACCATACAAGGATAAACAATTTGATGTATTGTATTGTTCTGGTACATTTCAATATTTACCGAATGAAGAGTATTGTAGGAAATCAATTGAAGAGTTTATTAGAGTAACTAAAAGGGCAGTATTAATTTTAGATATTAAAGTAGAACCTACTAATCCAAACCACTATTGTTTACCAAAAGAATCTTTTGAGGAATATGGATTTAAGATTTACGATGGAACTTATGAAGAGTTACATCCTAATTATAACGCGTTATTGGAGTTGAAATGATTTGGAATGAGATAGTTTGTTTAGGTGATTCATTAACATTCGGTGCAAGAGACCCGTATAAAAGATGCTTCCCTGCAGAGTTAGGTAAAATGTTAACGGATGAGACTGGTGAATTTTATTACTGCCATAATTTTGGAATCAATGGAGAAACAAGTTCTGATTTACAAAAAAGAGCGTGGGGTAATATTAGTTCAAGAAGTAATTCTAAAATATTATTATTATTGATTGGTACTAATGATACACAAATAAAAACACCACCACATATCTATGAAGATAATATTAGACAGATTGTAAATATTGCAAGGGTTCATGGTATGTATGTTATAGTTGGAACATTACCACCATTAGGATTTACACCATTGTATTTATCCCCAAAATATATTGATAAGTACAATAGAGTTTTATTTAAATTAAGTAAAGAGATGAATTTTGATACTTGCGATTTAGATGATTTACCTACAGAGTATTTAGTTGATGGGTGTCATTTTACACACGAGGGAAACTTAGAAGTTGCAAAGAGATTTAAAGAATCTATTTATCAGGCACAGAGATGAAAAAGATAATTCATATTATAGGTGCAAGACCAAACTTCATAAAAGCAGCACCATTAATAAAACAATTAAATACATACGATGTAATTAATTTAGTTTTACATACTGGTCAACATTATGATAAGAATATGTCAGATGTATTCTTTGAGGATTTAGAAATACCAAAACCAAATTTCATGTTGAGTACAGGTGGTGGTTCACATACAAAACAAACTGCAAAGATGATGGTGGATATAGAAGAGGTGTTTGTAAAAGAAAAACCAAACATGGTTATTGTTTATGGTGATGTGAATAGTTGTATTGCTGCAACACTTGTAGCATCAAAGTTACACTTGGATTACGATGTAGATAAGATAGAGATTGTTCATGTAGAAGCTGGTTTGAGAAGTAATGATAGAACAATGCCAGAAGAGTTGAACAGATTAGTTACAGATGATTTAGCAGACCATTTATTTGTAACTTGTGAAGATGTTTATGAAGAACTGAAAAGAATAGGTAGAGAGAACATTTATTTTACAGGCAATACTATGATTGATTCGTTGGTTCAGTTACAACACAAGTTTGATGAATCAACAATATTAGATGATTTAGGGTTAGATGAGTATTGTTTGATAACATTGCACAGACCATACAATGTAGATACCAAAGATAGGTTGAAAAGATTGATGGATACAATTGTAGAGTTGAATAAGAAAACAAAGGTTGTGTTTCCAATACATCCAAGAACAAGAAATAAGTTACATCAGTTTGGTCTTTTAGAAGAAATAAGACAAATGGATATACTAATAGAACCACAAGGATATATTGATTTTATGTGTTTACAAAAGAATGCAAAGTTTATTGTTACTGATAGTGGTGGTATCCAAGAGGAATCTTCATTCTTTAATGTTCCTTGTCTAACTGCAAGAGATAATACAGAGAGACCTATCACAATAACACAAGGAACTAACAGATTAATAGGAACAAACTACGAAAATATTCTACAAGAGGTAGATAATATTGATTATGGTAAAAAATCTACAATTAAAAATTGGGATGGTATTGCTGCAGTTAGAGGAAGTAAGATTATATGGGATATAATAGAAACTTCGTTGTAATGTTTAATACCATGAACTATTATCCTATGTTCAAAGGTTGTCAGTATAAATATTCTAAAGCAAATCATGGAGATGTGATGGTGTTGAATGTAGATATAAATTCAACAGAGAAGAATAAAAAAATAGGTATAGAAACTTGTGATGAGTTAGGTATACATTTTGTAAATCCAAATGAAAGTTATGTTGGTAATCAATTTGGTGTGAAAGCAGTTGATGATTATTTAACACAAAATAATATTGATTCAGATTGGATTGTTTATTTTGAACATGATGTTGTACCTATGGAATCTGATTTTTGGGATAGGTTAGATAAGAGTTTAGAAAAAATAGATACAGATAAAGTTTCTATGTTTAGTCCTAATTCTATTATGGATTATGGAGTTGCACAGAAAACTATAGGTAGTGATGATATTCTTGAGAGAAGAAAAACTAAAACAAGAACTGCAAGAGGTAACTTGTTGACTGGTATCTTAGAGAATCCACAAGGTGGTTGGTATAGTAAATTACCAGATGAGTGGTACAAGAAAGAACACTTTTTTGTTGAATCACCATATTGGACTTGTGTTGGGTTTAACAGAAAACTATTTAGAGAACACATCACGATTGATTCCAAGTTCTTATTTGAATTATGGCCTGATGATGTTGCACATCAGTTTTTGAAAAAGGGATTCTACAATATATCATTCACAGATTTGATGGTTTGTCATGACCACTATTTTAAGAAAGATGTAAAGGTAGAAACTATAGATAGAAATCAACCAGACTCAGGTGATTATTGTCAAGAACAGATGAGATTTTGGGGTAAACATGGTTGGAGATGGGGTAAACGAAATACCAATTTGAGAAAACAATTTAGAAATGCAGTTAAGGGTTATCCAAGTGGTAACCTACAAGAAGTTTTATTTAACATGAGAGTATCAGAGGGACCTAAGAATTATGAAGATTTATGTTGATATAGATAATACTATTTGTTCACAAGTAGTTGGTGATTATGGTAAAGCAGAACCATGGCACGATAATATTGCAAAGATTAATAAGTTATATGAAGAGGGTAATGAAATCATTTATTACACTGCAAGAGGAACAGTCAGTAAAATAAATTGGTATGATGTAACAAAAGACCAGTTAGATAGTTGGGGTTGTAAGTATCATGAGTTAAGTGTTGGTGAGAAACCACACTATGATTTACTCATTTGTGATAAAACAAAGAGGATAGAGGAAATATGAGTGTAAAAGTAATCGCAGAGATTGGTATCAATCATAATGGTGATATAAATCTTTGTAAAAAACTAATTGATGTTGCACACATGGCAGGATGTGATTATGTAAAGTTTCAAAAGAGAAATCCTGCACTTTGTGTACCAGAAAAACAAAAGGGTGTTATGAAAGATACGCCTTGGGGTAAAATGACATACCTTGATTATAAATACAGAGTTGAGTTTGAAAAAGATGAGTATGATGAGATAGATAAGTATTGTAAAGAAAAGGGTATAGAGTGGTTTGCAAGTGTTTGGGATAAAGATTCAGTAGATTTTATGAAACAATATACAAACATCACAAAGATTCCATCTGCATTAATTACTGATTTAGAGTTATGTGAGTATGCAAGAAAACATAATGATAAAGTAATAATCTCGACAGGTATGAGTACGGAACAAGAAATACAGGCATGTACATTTGTATCATTACCAGATGTAATCATGCATACAAACTCTACTTATCCTGCACCAATAGATGAGTTAAATCTAAATTATATCTCACATTTACAAGAGAAGTATCCAAGTTCAGAGATAGGTTATAGTGGACATGAGTTTGGGTTGGTAACTACATTTGCTGCAGTTGCAATGGGTGTAACATGGGTAGAGAGACATATCACAATGGATAGAGCAATGTGGGGTTCCGACCATGTAGCATCAGTAGAACCAATAGGTGTTTGGAAATTGGTTAAGGGTATTAGAGATGTGGAGAGTGCATTAGGTAGTAAAGGTGAACGAGTATTACTTGATGGTGAATTATTAAAGAGGGAGAGTTTAAGAGGGTGAAAATTGTATCACTAATACCTGCAAGGGGTGGTAGTAAGGAAATACCAAACAAAAACATTATAGATGTAAATGGTAAACCACTTCTATCATATTCGATTGATGCATCACTACATAGTAAGGTTGATGAAACTTGGGTTTCTTCTGATTCAAACGAGATAGGTAAGGTTGCAGAAAAATATGGTGCAAGATTTATTACAAGAGATAAAGAATTAGCAAATGATATTATAATGCCTGATGCAACATTAGTTGATTTCAAGTATCGTGTAGATTTTGATGTATTAGTTTTTATTCAACCAACATCACCAATGATTAAATCAGAGTATATTAATCAAGGTATAGATAAGTTGTTATCAGAGAATCTACACTCAGTATTTAGTGTTACTAAAGAACATTGGTTACCAAGATGGAATGAGAGAGTAGAACCAATAGAATGGGAAATAGATAACAGACCTCGTAGACAAGATAAAGAAACCAGTTATATTGAAAATGGTATGTTTTATATAACACGCAAAAACATTTTAACACAAGATAAATTAAGATATGGTGGTAAGATGGGATTCATAGAGATACCATTACACGATAGTTTTCAAGTTGATAGTGAAGAAGATTTAGAATTAGTTAGGAAAATACTATGATAGTTTGTGAAATAGGATTAAACCACAAAGGTGTAGAACCATTTGCAAAACAGATGGTAGAACAATTGATTGAAACAAATTGTGAGGCAATAACATTTCAAGAAAGAGAAAATGATTTCTACAAAAATGAGTTCGAGGGTTTTAGATTACCAGATGATTTTTATGATGAAATAATCAATAGTGGTAATGATAAATTATTTGGTGTTGCACTTGCAAATCATGATAGAATAAATGATTGGATTGAATTTGGTGTAAACTTTTTTAAGGTTTTGAGTTGGGACTTAACTAATTATAGCTATATAGATAAACTTATCGAGACTGGAAGAGGAGTTCATGTATCTACAGGTCTTGCAACAGATAATGACATAAAAAATCTAAGTAAACGATATGGTTATAGTGATTCAATAAGGTTGGTACATACACAATTAACACAAGAAGTGAGAGATTGTAATTTAAGTGCAATTACAGAAATGAGTAAACAAGGTTTTAAAGTTGGTTATGGAAATCATTGTAGTAATTTAAATACTATCTATACAAGTGTTGCATACAATCCATCTGATTATTTCTTTTATGTGAAGAGTATTGATGGAGTACCTGATGATGAACATGCAGTGATGATTAATGATGTAAATAAAATTGTAAAAAACATAGATGAATTAGAAACTTCATTAGGATTCGGTATAAAAGAAAATAACGCAAAACCATTTAACAAGGGAGTGAAGAGTGAAATCGATAGTTCTGGCGAGTAGTAAAGGAATCGGTAAAGGTATTGCAGATGAGTTAGAAAAGTTTGGAGATGTGATTAGAACATCTTCTAAAGAACTTGATACATCAGATATGAATCAAGTACATAAGTTTGTAGATAAACAAGAACCAACAGATATATTAGTATTGAATACAGGTGGACCACCTGCAAAAGATTTTTGGTCAATAACTGAAGAAGAGTGGATTAAGTATTTCAATCAAATGTTTTTAAGTTTTGTATACATACTTAGAAACTTAAAGGTAAATGATAATGGTTATATATTTTTGATGAGTTCACATTTGATTAGTGAACCAAATCCTAATATGTCATTATCAGTAACCTACAGATTAGCATTATCAAGTTTATTAAAAATGTTATCAACAGAATTTGCAAAGAGGGGAGTTAGTTGTATCAATATAGCTCCAGGTCCAATTGGGACTGAGAGATTACAAAATCTTGTTGGTGATATAAATGAGTTTGAAAAAACATTACCAATGGGTAGAGTTGGAGAAGTAGAAGAGATTAGTAAATTTGTATCTTCTATAATAGAGAATAAGATAAAATATCTTACAGGTGTAACGATTAATTTTGATGGAGGAGTGAACAGATATGTCTTATAAGGATAGAGCACAAGAGTTAAAACAACATGGAGTAACAGTCTTAGAGGGTGTGTTACCAAAAGAACAAGTTAGTAAATATAGAGAGTTGATAGTAGATTACTTTGCAGATGGACAGAACAGATGTCCAGGTTATGGTGATGGTTCACAAACAATTAGACCAGATGCAATCAATGATAATCATTTTCAATCATTTGTGGATATATTAGATAATGAAGATATTATGGGTGTATTAAAAGAGGCAACTGATAATAAACCAAGATGGGTTCATCACTTTGATGTACATAAAAGTTTTGGTGGAGCAAAGGGTTGGCATTCTGATGCACAATTGTGGCATATAGATGATGAGAACTACGAACATGATTTCAGTATGGATGATTATAATGTATATCGTATTGCTATTTACTTTCAAGACCACCAAGAAGATGGTGGTGGTTTGTATGTGAGACCTGGTTCACACATAGATAGTGAAAAATCAGAAGAGTATTACATAGGAACAGAACCTGGAGATGTTATATTATTTGATGCAAGAATAAAACATAAGGGTGGTAGAAATATAGAAGATAGATGTACGGTCTATGCAGCACTTGGTAAAGATAATGAGTGGAGTAAGTTACACGCAAAAGGTGCAATTGAAAGACAAGAGAAACAGAATCAAGAACCATATGTTTTATTAACTTATTTAAGAAAGAAATTAGAAGAGTTAGGGATAGTATATTAATGTTTTATGACCACGAGTTTATAGGTGCCATGTTGGTACATGAGTTTCAAATGGGTAATGATTATTTTGAGAAAGCAAATCCAAAGGATTACACTCTCGATGAAATTATGAAGAGGACAGAGGAAAAGATTAAACCTAAGTTAGATTTAGAAAAGTTTAAGGGTAAATCATGTGCGATAGTTGGTAGTAGTCCTAAACTACTTGAACAAGAGTTGGGTGAAGAAATAGATTCACATGATTATGTTGTTAGATTTAATTTAAGTAGAACTGATGGTTACGAAAAACATACAGGTAGTAAAACTGATTTTAGGGTTATATCAGGTAAATCATTTGGATACATAGAGAATCCAGGTTACGAGAACCATGATTTTGATTTCTTTAAACAATGTGAGGGTGAACATTTCATATTGAAACCAAGAAGTGATGGTAACTTCAGACACATAGTTGGTGGATTAATAAATAACATCGATACCTTGAATCCTATATCAATAATACCAGTAACCACTATGAATGACATTTCAACACACTTTGAATACATGGTAGAACCAAGTTGTGGGTTTTTAGGAACTATGGTATTTATGGAGTTTTTTGAGAATATAAATTTATATGGGTTTGATTGGTATGAAGATACTGATAACCTACATTACTATGAGAAAGTTGATTACACAGAAAAAGTACATTCATTCCAAGAAGAGAAAGAATATATTCAAATATTAAGTCAAACAAAGATAGGTATAGAAATAAAATGAACGCAATATACATGGTTGCAATAGACCACAATAAATCTAATTGGAAACACTCACCATTTTTAGAGTATGCCAAGAAATCATGGGAATATTGGTGTGAGAAGAATGGGGTGGATTTTCATTGTGTAACTAAACATAATGAGAAATATGGTTATCCAATATGGAACAAATTAGATGTTACAGAAGTATGTAAAGATTATGATAGGGTTGGTATAGTTGATTGTGATACCATGATTAAATGGGATGCACCAAATATATTTGATACTATGGGTGATGGCATTCATGGGGTGAGAGATATATCTAATCTAAGATGGGTGTATGATAGTTTGAATGCGTATGGTTCAGAGTTCTTTCCGAGTTTTCAATTAGAAATACAGAAGTATATAAATGCAGGTGTTGTATTTTTAGATAAGAAATCATTAAATGTTTATGATAAGGTAAGAGAGTTTTATTTTGAGAATCAAGAAACACTTGATAATTGGAACAAAGGTGGTGGTAGAGAACAAACTATATTTAATTACATTGCACAGATAAATGGATTCAATGTTAGATTGTTATCACCTACTTGGAATTTAGTTGGTATGCATAAAACAGAATTATTTTCTATGAATTGGCAAAAGTATTCCAATGAAATACCTTACAGAACTATTGATGAGTTTTTTCAGTTCTTGAAAGATAATAATGAAGAACCATTCTATACAAAGTATGGTAACATATATCATTTTACTGGCTTTCCAATCGAACAAAGGGAAGATATAATGAGACAAACTTGGGAGTTAACAAAGAAATATTATGAGTAAGAATGTAGTTTTTATGCATGCGATAGGATATCGTGAAGAGTATCGTTACGGAAAAGAATCATGGGCAAAGTGGTGTGAGAATAACGAGGTGGAGTTTGTATTTTTAGATGAAGAGGTACGACCAGTAAGTGAAATGTTCCCTAACTATCAGAGATACTATATGTTTGATTTATTAGATGCAAGTGGTATTGAATATGATAGAGTATTGACTGTTGATGCAGATACATTAATACATCCAAATGCACCGAACCTATTCGAAGAAACTAAATCAGATATATTATACATGATACATGACGATGGTAGTTATGATTGGATTCTCAGAGGTATGGAACACTATAGAGATGAGATGAGTAATGAGTTTGGTGATTTATGGTTTGATTTTGGTGGTTATGGTAACTCAGGCTTTCAATTATTAGGTAAAGAACACAAAGAATTTTTTAAATCTATGGTAGAGTTGTGGGATAATTATGGTGAACTTATTATGGATATATCCAACAAGTATGGTATTGGAAAAGAACAAACCATTTGGAATTTTATGATTAGAAAACACGATATAAAATGGCAACTACTACCATATGAATGGAACATGACAAACATGATGAAGAAAGAAATACTATCAGATAACTTTGCATTTACAAGAGTTGGATGGGTTTATCATTTCAATGGTATACCTGATAAGAAAAATGGTTCAGTTGCACGATGGATGAGAGAAACACAATTACATTTGGAGAAACAATGAAAATAGGAGTAATAGGAAAAGGGTTTGTTGGTACTGCAGTTCAATATGGGTTTTCACCTAATGTTGGATGTGATGCAGAAGTTAGAGTATATGATAAAGTACCTACTAAATCAACACACACTTTAGAAGAAGTAGTGAACGAAAGTGAATTTGTATTCATATCAGTTCCAACACCAGCAGATGAAACTGGTAAAATTTATTTGGGTATATTAGAAGAGTGTTTAAATGATATAGAAAAAGTATCACAGAACGAAAAGACTATATTTTTGATTCGTTCCACCACAATACCTGGAACTACAAGAAAATTACAAGAGAAACATCCTACCTTGAAGTTGGTATTTAATCCAGAGTTTTTAACTGAGAGAAGTGCTAATTTTGATTTTATAAATCAATCAAGAGTTATATTAGGTGGTAAGGTAATACCAGTAGGTAAAGTTGCAGAATTATATAGGTGGAGATTTGGTTCTTCAATATCAGTAATTCAAACTGATTATGAATCTGCAGAGATGATAAAGTATCTTACCAATACATTCTTTGCAACTAAAGTATCATTCTTAAATGATATGAAATTATTATCTGATAAGGTTGGTGCAGATTGGGATGATGTATTAGAGGGTTTTGTTCGCGATAGTAGAGTAGGACATACACATTTAAATGTACCTGGGCCTGATGGTAAGTTTGGTTTTGGTGGTAGTTGTTTCCCAAAAGATATACAAGCAATAATCAATTTTGCTGATGAATTAGATTTAGATATGAGTGTACTAAAAGGTGCATGGAAAACTAACCTAAAAGTAAGACCAGAAAGAGACTGGGAAAAACTTGAGGGTAGGGCAGTAACAAGGAGCGATGATGAAACTAAAGAATAGGTTCGCAATAGGTTGCTTGGTACAATTCTACGAGATAGATATTATTAAGGATTATTTAATTAGTGTTAAGAACTCATTAGATATAATTGATAATAAAGAAAATGTTATCGTGGATATATGTTTTAATTTAAACCAAGGCTTAGAAAAGGTTGATACTAATAAAACAAGTATTGGTAATTTAAGAACAAGAATGAGAGAACTGATGCTCGAAGTATTTGGTTACGATGAACATTGGGACGATACTATAGGTACAGATTATACTATAAAGTATTGGGAACACGATAGAAATGGTGGAGATAAAAATGGCATCTACACAATAGCAGATTATCGTAGAGAGTTCAATGAAAAGTATTGTGAGGAAACCGAAGTATTAATGTGGGGCGAAAGTGATTCACTAATACCTACACAAACTTGGTATATCTTAGATGGATTACATGATAGTGTAAAAGAGAATACACCAAAGTATGTTAGTTTCTTTGCAACTTGTAAGATGTGGGATGATAGTTGGAAAGTATTAGAACATCCAAAGTTTACAGATAAACCATTCATAGAAATGGATACAGAGAATTGGTGGAGTTTACGATATAATATGAATCAAGAAGAGATGGATAATATCAATAATGAAACTGAAGAGTTAGATATTAAACAAACAAACCAATTAAAATTTAATGGGTGTGGTTTAGTGATTTCATCAGATGTAATTAAGAGTGGAGCAAATATTCCAAAGAGTGTATTTTTTGTACACGAGGATACTGCGTTCATGAATAATTGTTTGATACATTTTAGAAATCAGTTACCACAATATATTATTAAGAACATTCTATTAGTACATAATAGAAAGTTACCAAACAAAAGAATGTATGTACAAGGACAAGATATATCAGATGGTGATATGACACAGATGAGGAAACAACAATATTGGTTTCCAAACGCTGATAAGATGAGTCAAAAAAATGCATTCAACACAACAGAACAAGGATATACATATTCATGGGAAGATGTATTTAGGGAGTTTGAAAATGGGAGCAATACACAGAGTAATACCTGATGATAGACCAGGACAAGTGTGGTGGTTTCATGGAAACAGCGGAAGTGGAAAGACAAACATAGCTTTAAAGTTTGATGTACCTAATAAGATAATATTAGATGCAGATGATTTCAGAGAAAGCGTTTGGGATGATTTGGGTTTCGATGAAAAAAGTAGAAGAAAACAGAACGATAGGTTAGCGAGGATAGCAAGAGTGTTATGGGTACAAGGAAAAAATGTAGTTATAGCATCTATATGTCCATACAAAGACCAAAGAAGACAGATAAGGAACGAGATACTACCTGATGTTAAGTGGATTTATGTCAATAGTAAAGATAGTAAACCATCAACAAAAGAGTATCCATTCGAAGAAGGCTGGTAGATGTATAAAAAAATGATAGAGTGGTGGAAGAATATAACATTGGTATTGGCATTACCATTGATGGTAGTTAATACAATAATGGATTATTATAATGGTTGGGAATCAAGGTCGTTAGAAAAAGAAACTGCATTGATTCAAAAGCAAAAAGATGATGCATTCCGATACCACTCGCATCATTTTTTAGATAGTTATTATGTTACAAAAGATGTTGATGGTAATACGATTAAGATACTTGAAAACGAAAAGGGTGAGATAATTATACCAGATAATTTAGGATGGGACTTCTTAACTGAGTATGATGAAACACCACAAGAAAAGGTTGATAATGTATTAACCAAAGTGTTTAACCCAATACAGAGTGTAGTGGGTAAGGTTACAAGTTGGTTCAAATGGCATCTATGGGAAAAGTGGATGGAGAGAAAGAAGAGAGAAGATTTGATTGAGAAAGGAATAAGAGGATGACTAATGTAATAGTTGCAATAGATGATATACATCCAGAACAAGGATGGGGAGTTGAGGGTGATGTTCAAGTACAATACCTTGAAAACCTACATCATAATTTTGGAGTAAAGTTTAATTTATTCGTACCAAGTAATTACCACGATAAGTTTCCAATCACAAAAGAGTTTGTAGATTTTTGGACACAACACGATTGGATAGAGTTAAGTAATCATGGACACTATCACGCGTGTAAACAAGAGGGTATAGGTGAGATGGAGTTCTATGAATTAAATTATAGTGATGCAGTTCAGAGAATACAAGAGAGTCAAGATTTATGGAAGAGTTGTGGATACACACCAAAAGGATTTAGAGCACCAGGTTGGGGAGTGAACCAACAATCTGCAGATGCTATCAGTAGTTATTTTGATTGGACTGCTGGACATAGTGAAATTAATAAGGGAATCAATTGGGGATGTCAGTTCTTCGAGGGGTGTGATGGTATAAACGAACCAGAGAGTTTGAGTTTGTATGGTAATACATTTATGTTCCAATCACATATTAATGGAACACATAACGACAATGTGTGGAATGAAGAAAATTTCTTACATTTTGAGAAAGTTATTGAATACTTATTATCAGAGTATGATTTACAATTCCTAACCATATCCGATATCAAATGAAGATTACATTTTTCTCAGAAAGCCAAATCAGAGGTAAAGTTCCAAGAGATTTTGAGAACGCTCGTACAGAGTTTGGTTGGAGTGCTGCATTAGATGCAGAGTGGTGTCCAATAGGACAAACACCAAAAGATAAATGTGATTTGGGTATTGTAATAATACCAAAGAACAATCCAAATGTTGATATTACACTACTTAGAGAGTTTTGTGATAAGATAGCAGTAATGCAAGAAGGTCCACATTGGTATTTTCAAGATTATACTATTGATAAACAATTCCAATACTATAATTCACTAATAGATGCAGATTGGGTATATTGTCATAACGAAAGTGATGTTAATTACTATCTTGGATTAGGTTGTAAAGATGTCAGAGTGATGAGAAGTTTAATGATTACTGATGGGTTAATACCAAGAAGTGAAACATTAGTTGACAACTATGGAGATTTACCAAGTCCAAAATCATACAAGAAGCCAAAGACTATGATGGGTGGTAACTTTTGTAATTGGTATGGTGGATTTGATTCCTATATGGTGGCAAGAGAGATAGGTAATCCTATATCTGCACCATCAATGGGTAGAAAGCAAGAACAAGAAGATATGATAGAGGATATAAATTACCTACCTTATATGAATTGGAGAGAGTGGATAAATACTTTATCAGAATATAACATAGGTGTACATTTAATGAGAACACACGCAGCAGGAACATTTAGTATGAATTGTGGGTTTCATGGAATACCTTGTATTGGATATAAAGGATTAGATACACAAGAATTATTACATCCATTAACCACAGTCGAAGTTGGTGATTTGGATGAGGCAAAAAGAATAGGAAGAAAACTACAAGAATCTGAGAAGTTTTATAACTTATGTAGTGAAACTATCAGAAAAAGATTTAATGAATATTACACAGAGAAGGCATGGAAAACAAATTGGAAGGCGACAAACAAATGAATGTATTAGTAACGGGTGGAGTAGGTTTTATCGGAACGAACCTAATTAAGAGATTATTAAAAGATGGACACAATGTAGTTAGTTTGGATAACTATAGTAATGGTAAAGAAGAGAATGAACAAGAGGGTTGTACATATCACAATGTAGATATTAGAGATTGTCTTGATTTTGATTTCTTTATGGATGATGTAGATATTATATATCACATGGCAGCATTACCAAGAATCCAACCATCATTTGAAGAACCAGAAATAACATTTGAAACCAATGTATTGGGAACCATGAATATAATGAGTTGGGCAGATAGAAAAAAATGTTCTGTCATATATGCAGGTTCATCATCATCACATGGAGATGTGTTTGCTAATCCATATACATTCTCAAAATCTCAAGGTGAGGAAATGGTGAAGATGTGGAATAAAATCTATGGTGTGAAATCATCCATATGTAGGTTCTATAATGTTTATGGCCCACATCAATTAGTAGATGGACCATATTCTACTGTCATTGGTATATTTGAAAAACAATTCAAAGATGGTGTAGAGTTAACTATTACAGGTGATGGTGAACAGAGAAGAGATTTTACTCATGTAGATGATATAGTGGATGGTATAATTAAGTGTGGAGAACAAATAGATGAATCAAATGGTAAAATATTTGAATTGGGTAAAGGTGAAAATCATTCAATAAATGTAATTGCTCAATCATTTGATGCAGGATATACTTACATCGATGCACGACCTGGTGAAATGAGAGAAACACTTTGTACAGATACTTTGGCTCACGAGTTATTAGGTTGGGAGCCCAAGATAGATATATTAGATTACATAGAATCTGTGCGATGAATGTTATCACAAGAGTTTTTAATTGAGAGAGGTTATTGTTGTGGACATGGATGTCTCATGTGCCCATATGAACCAAAACACACAAAGGGAAATACAAATATAATGAAACCAATTAGTTTTATAATTCCATCAAGGAATAATCTAAAGTATTTGAAACAGGCATACGAAAGTATTCGTACAAACCAATCAGTAGAACATGAGATATGTATTGCAGATGATGCAAGTACAGATGGAACTTCTGAATGGGTATTGGTTCAGATGAAAAGAGATAAGAATCTGAAACTTCATATCAACAAAGGACCTGAGAGATTAGGACATACCATATTATATGATACATTGATTAATGATTACTCTACACTCGATAGAGTTATGATATTTCATGCTGATATGTATTTAACACCTAATTCAGATAAAGAGATAGATAAATATCTAAAAGAGGGTGTTGTAGTATCACTTACAAGAATAGAACCACCTTTACATCCTGATGGCCCAGAGAAAATACTATTGGATTTTGGTATTGAACCAGAAGAGTTCAAAGAGAAAGAATTATTAGATGCAGTAGATGATATTCAGACTGGTAAAGATGGGTTAAAATATGGCCCACTTGCGTTGAATCGAGATATATCTGAGGGGATATTTGCTCCATGGGCTATTATGAAAAGTGATTGGGATTATATAGGTGGACATGACCCTATCTTTGCTCCACAATCCAAAGAGGATAGTGATATATTCAATAGGTTTCATCTTGCTGGATATAAGTTTGTACAAGTATGGAAAGGGTTAGTATACCATATGACTTGTAGAGGTAGTAGATTTAAAGATGGTGCAATAAGAAATCCTGCAGGACAGGTATTCATGAAGAATAGAGAATCAGACGAGTGGTTAAAACAAAATCAGAAATCCACAAGAGAATTTATTCGAAAATGGGGACATTTCGTAAAACACGATACGATGATGAAACCAGTAGTACCACCAAAGTATCGTGTTGGATTTGTAGTAGAAAACCTTAATTTGAAATCATTAGAATTATTAGAGCCATGGTGTGATAACATATATGGTGATTTAGTAGGACACAAAGGGTTTGGTGCAAATCAGTATATAGAGAATGAAAAAACATCATTTGATTTGAAAAAGAGAATACATTCAGACCACATAAATCCACCAGATAAGGTAGTGGTTAGGTTTGATGCGGAAAAATTAGACCAAGAACAATTTGACATGATACAAAAGTTATCCGAGATACTACAAGACAGTGGGGAAATTGGTATATCAGAAATAGGTATATTCAATATTGAAATTAAATCCCTTGAAACAAGAACAGACGAGTTAATACGATTATGACATATTTCATATTAGGTAAGAACGAACCTAAAGAAAACCTAATGTTTGATACAAACATATTGGGTGAAGAGAGTTTAGGTACTTGGTATGCAAGTCAAGGTATGGTTGCACTAACCAATATGATTACTCATAGTCCAGAGTCATTAGAAAACTTTACCATTTTGGATGAAAAAGGAACTATTTATAGTATAGAAGAGTTTCTTTCCAAAGTGGAAAAATTAAAGATAAAAAGACGTTGACTCGTATAGCCAAAATTTATTATATTTAGGAGTTATAAATGCCAAAGATAGATTGGAATGATGTTGATTCTTATGAAGAAGAGATATTCAGAGAAAAAGTTCAAAAGAAAGTTAAACCTAAAAAGAAGAGGAAAAGTTATAATGATGTTAAACAAAGAGAGAATAGCCAGATTAGTAAGAAACATCCTACTCGTAAGTAGTGTTTTTATTATAGGGTGTGAGGATACCATAAATGATTCGTTCATAAGTTATGAATGGGATGCAAGGTTACCTGTGGATGAGAATGGGTATTACCATTTAGAGATGGATAGAAATAACCATCAGACATTACATAGATTATCAGGTGTGGTTACAGAGAATGGTGAGGCATTAGAAAATTTTCGTGTTACTTGGGAAAGTGATTTATATTGGGTATTAGGAGATACACTTGGATATATCGTACATAGTGGATATACTGATGAGTGGGTTTATGTAGCATATGATACCACCTATGTGACAGGATTTAATGGAGAAGAAGTAAGAACATCGAATTGGGCAAGTTATTCAGATTCCTATGGAGAAGTAAACAATATGATTGCACCCGTCAAAACAATGATTGGTGATACATTAAATGTTGGTGCTTATGAAAGAGGAGAACTGATTCATGTGTTCAGTATCGTATTAGATTAAAAGGAGATGAGAGTTGAAATACTACTTAGTAAACAAATTAGATGAGATAGCTGATAAAGTAGAGATGAGTGATAATGTTGGTTTAAATGGAGCAAGAACATATTTCATAGGTAGAAAACAAATAGAAACCCAAGAGTTTGATAAATTATGGAAAGTGATGAGTAGAGATGAGTGGAACACTAATTTTAAAAATAACTTACAAGATAGGCAAATGGGTAAGATGAAATATAAATGGTGGGAAGAAGATAGAATTGAAACTGATGAATCCTTAAATGGTAAGGATGGATTAGGATGATAGAAACAATAATAACAATAATTTTTGTATATGCATTCTACAGATTGAATGTAAATTTAGATAGAGATATATTTGAACAATACAGAGATATTGAAAGGGATATAAAATGACAATTGACCAGATAATAATTACTATGGGTACACTTAGTGTAGTGGGAGTTGTATTTTACCATATGTACAAAGATGATTATAATGATAAATTTAAGTTTTAGATAGGAGATAGAAATGATAGATAATGTATGGATTGCATTCCTAAGTGGAATGATAGTAGGTAGTTCAGTTGGAATTATGGCTTTTGCAATAGGTTTAATCAATAAAGATAATAAACTTAGAGGCATAATAGATGAGAACGAAGGCAGAATCAATGATTTAGAGTTGCAAAGGGAATTATTAAAGGGTGAAATATTCAGAATGAGTAAGAATTATAAACCAAGAAAACCGCAACCAAGAAATAGAAGACAGAAGTTTCAGAAGAAATATTCAGCCTCTTCTAAGAAAAATCAATCAAAAAAATCATAGATTTTTTTACATAGTTTTTATATATACGATACTTATTAATGTATAGAAAATATAGGAACTACACATGAACCAAAAAGATAGAACAGAATTCGATTTAATCCACAATAAGATTGACCACATTACACAATCTATTGAGGATATGAAGACAGAAATGGATAAGGCACATCAAGAAGTGTCCACAGATATCAAATTTGTGAAAGAGAATCTATTTAATCCACATGAGGGTTTATGGGCAGAAACGAAACAAAACACCCAATTCAGGCAAGATACAAAGAAATGGCGTGGAGTTATCGGAACAGGTTTCGTAGGGTTATTAATAAAACATATAATTGATATGTTTAAGTTATCTTAAATAACTAAAAAAAATCAAAATAATACAAAAAAACACTTGACTCGTATCGGCTTTTTGCCCTATATTATAGTATGATAAAAGGGGATAACATGAAGAACTTAGTAATAAACGCGTTTGGTGATTTAGTTGAGAGAACTGATTATGGTAATCACAAGAATCAATTAAATCTATTTGACAACTTGAATGAGATAGTTGAAGAGAACGAAACTGCTAATGATATTTTAGATTTTTTATTCAATAGAAAAAAATAAAAAAAAACACTTGACTTATATAGGAAAAAAGCCGTATATTTAGGTGTAAGTTAAATAAAGGAAAAAGAAATGGATGAACTAAGATTAACAGACCACTTCGTTGAGAGATTCAACGAGAGATATTTCGGTGGTTATCAAATCGCTGATAAGAATCTACTAAAGAGATATATGGAAAAGGTTATGAAACCTTACCAGTTCAGACATCTTCTAAGGAGAATGAGGTTTAATGACCCACAATACATTCACTTTGGAACTGGACACTACTTGGTTGTGAGAAACAACGCAGTGATAACAATCTATAACAGAAACGGACAATACTAATGGCTAAGGATGCAACTCGATTTTTTGTAAATGTAAGTTTGGAGATATATGTACCAGACCAAGGTTTTGGTGAAAAAGCCAACACAAACGAGTGGAAAGATGCTGAATGGTTCGCTAATGAGATATGTTCACAGATACCAAAAGCTATCAACAAGAACTTTGAGTATTCTGAAAGACCATACTCAGTAAATTGGGCCCATAAGGGTAAAGTTGAGAGAGGCTAAAAATACTTGAAAAAAGTACTTGACAATTATAGTAAAAAAGCCTTATATTACTATATGATTTTTAATAAGAATAGGAGTGTTTCATGAAGAAACTAAAAACAACAGTCAAGAAATCCAATAAGAAGAGGGTTTCAAAAAATGATATCGGATATGGAGTCAAAGTTAAGGCTCTTGAAGATATGGGGTTGAAGAATTCAGAGTTCGATACTTTGAATGATATGTTCGGTAATCCAGTCGAAGAGTTCGAGGATTTAATGGATGATGTTTTCGATGTTGGATAATCCATTCCCAACAAATGACCCGTTGTGGATAACTGCACAGCATATGAGTCCAGATATGATGTTGTTAATTATTGATATGGTAGAGGAATGGATTGTAGAATCCAAACCAGATATCACATTGATGGATGCGTGTTTTATAACCAATAATTTTGGAGTTGCGTGATGAAAGAAATATTAGAACTGATTAACGAGATAGAATGTGAGTTAGATGATTCAGTAAATTCTCTACCTGAGTACTCAAGTACTACAGATAGTAGGAGTTACATAGATGGTGCTCGTAATACACTATATGTGTTGAAAGAAAAAGTGGAAGAAGTTATAGAGAAGGCAAATGCTTTCGAAAAAGGTTTAGATTTGTATAATAGGAAGAATTAGATATGAGTTTTGTAGATTATCCAGAAAAATTGAACAAGGTTCGAAGACAACTGAATCATATTCTAAATGACCACAGATACTATCAACCAGATAATTCAAGAGAGTTCACTATCAGTATGTACAATGCGTTTGGTAAGAGAAAAATAACTGCTAAAATGCAAATCAGTATGGATAAGATTGTTGCCCAATATGTGAAGTGGCAAGAGAGTGAGAACAAGTTGGATAAGTATGAGAAGTTGGAGAGAATCGAAGATGGTACTTACAAGATTAATCTCATCAGAACTCTATTGAGTGGATGTGATTACCAACCTGGTTATGTAGTTAGAAGTAATGAATTTTTAGGTAGTGTAGAGAAACAATTGCGTTTCAATGGTACACTATCAGTTAAACAAAGAAAGGCAATGAATCAAATGTACAAACGATTCAAAGCAAGATGTGAATCTCGTGGGATACATAATGTTCGTATCGAGATGAAAGAAGAAAAGAAAGTAAGGAGTTCTAAATGAACAAATTTGGATTAGGAACATTATCACCAGACCAGTTGAGTATTTCAGTTGGTGGTATGACTGTTCGTGAGAGAGTAAGTAAAGGAACCAATATTGGATTATCTCTATTGAGGGATGCAGTTGGTTTGGGTGTAAGTATATTCAGTATGGTGTTTGGTACATCAACTAATATTGATTTGGCTACATTCGCAAACATAAGTAATAAGTTGAAAGTACCTAAACGATTCCAAAGGAAGTTCGTAAAGGATGTACCAGGTCAACAGAGTATCATGAAAGCGATACTCAAAGGACAACTTCAAAATCCACTATACTTCTCATTAGTGAGAGATATTGATATATTGGAGATTGTGGATGGACAACAGAGATGGGTAACCTTGAAGAACTTTGTGAATAATGTATATTCACTCGGTGTAGGTACTATCGTAACTGGTTGGAATGGAATGAGTGTTGACCTAAGTGGATTGACATACAAACAGATAATTGAGGAACTACCTAATGGTGAGATGTTGATGGAAAAACTATTCGGAGAATTGAAACTACCTGTCGTGATATACGAGGGAACTGAACAAGAGATTCGTCAATTGTTCATAGATTTGAATAGTGGTGCCACTGGTCTAAATAAGATTGAGATACTACTCGCTGAGAAGAGTGATACATATGATTGGGTTCGTGGAATGAATGACGAGTATGATTGGGATAGTAGAGGTATTGGTACATTAAGATATACTGCTTCAGAACAAATACTCAAGTGGTTCTATATCTTCCTACATGGTCCAAATAAGGTAAATCTACCTAAGATGAGAACATTGGTAGGGGAAAAGATTCCAAGTGGATTCAAGACTATCATCAAACAAGTTGGTGAGATGATAGAGAGTATACCAGATAAGTGTGGTAAGAGTGAGTTCGGATTGGGTAAGGTTCGTGCTTTCGTATGGTTCATGATTGACCTATCCAAACTATACAATGTGAAGATAACAGATAACAAGAAGTTCTTCAAGTTCGTGAACAAGATGTTCCATGATGTAACCAAGAAAATGGGAACTATGGATAAGGGTACTAAGAAAGTATATGTGTTCCTTGACCTTCTAAGATTTGATGATTCAGAAACTATCACCGCGGTGACCAATGAATTAAATCACTACTTCGATATGAAGTTGGGTGAGTTGGATGGTGAGTTCACAAAGTTCAATGATGAGTATGGTGTTCAGTTAAGACAGGTAGAGAGAAATGTGAATAAATCACAGAGGTATGAGGTACTACTGAACCAAGATTGTAAGTGTCCTATATGTGGAGAGACAGTTCATCTACAAGATGATGCTCATCACATCGAAGAGTATCAGTATGGTGGTGAAAACGAAGTAGAGAATATTGTGATACTACATAATGAGTGTCATAAGAAAGTACACCATGATGATGAGGTTTCTCTAAATGAGGAACCTATCGAAGAGGACGAGGATGCGTAAACAAAGTACGACTCGCTTATTTTAAGAAAGTTGAATAAAGTTTAGACTTTTTTTCTTCATGTTATATATGTATATATGAAGACGGGATAATTCAACAAAGTTACGACTCGATAAGTTCATGGGATAATCTCTTCGAGATTACCCAAATCACATATCAAAATCGTGTAAATAGATTAGTTAAGTAAAAGGACAAGTTATGAAAATCTTTTCAAGTAAATATTTTTTCTCTATAGTTCACATCATAGTGATGGTGGTTGTGTTATTTGGTACGCAACTTCGCGGACAACACGATACACGAATAACCGAGATAATTCCTTATAGATTGGTTCCGAGTATGGCGGATGGATATGGTTGTTGGTTAGAGATAGAGTTCATTGGATTAGGTGAGAAGATGCGTGGTGATGAGGAGTTGTTGGATGCACTCAATAGATTAGTGGTGATGAAAGAGACAGGCGAGATAGGATTCAACGAGGAAGATTTTAAATGGAATGGGGTTACTTATATACTCGTGAAAATCCAAGTGCCATCCCCTTATAGTGTATTACCAAAACAAACCATAATGGAAGTTGAGATAGATGAATAAATTGGATAGAATCTTTAATAATTTGTTTGATTTACTCATCATAATGGTGAAGATAGGTGTAAGTTATATGGTGGAGTTATGGAATAATTTAAGTTGGATATGGAAAGAAGATTTACCACCACACATGCAAGAGGAAGTTGAAATGTGGAATGGTGGTAGTACAGGTCGTAAGGATGATGGAATCTTAATTGATGATATCACCGATACACCATACGATGAAAGTAATATAATATATGATGGAATGATGGGAGAGATTCAAGATGATAATGGATAGATACTGCGGGAGTAGAATAGATACAAGAACTATAACTGCTCGTACAATAATTAGACAGCGTAAACTTCGTAGAAAATGATTGAGTTTATAAAACAACATGCGTGGATAGTGTTATGGTTGATGTTAACACCATTTATGTTAATCGTTGGTATGTGGTATTATATAACGAATGCCTTTAATAATATCACACTTTCATTAAAGGATTGGAACGATATAGATAAGGATTACTTCGAGTAATGGAACATTCATGATAATATATGTATTAGCGTTCATCACTATATGGTGTTGGGTAATGGGAGTATACTATATAATAAAATGATAATACTCTCAGCAATAATAATTCTAATAGCCTTACTCTATATAGTACAACGAATACACCCCATTAGTAAAAAAGATTTTGACTAACATGCATACAGACAACTTATCCAAGCGACATAGTTCCCCAAGTGACACTCCCCCTATATTGATAATAGGGTTTTTTATTTATGTGTATCTACTCATTAGAGTATTCCATATGCTCTATAGTATGATATAGAACATATACACCACTTCGTGGGTTGCATTCTGAGATGGATATAATACCGATTTTATCATAGGGTATTCCCCCCACCATAACCCACTTTTCCCATATCGGGATACTTATTAATATAGATAGATGTATTAATAAACCTAACATTTAATAACGAATATACTGCCTCTATCTATGCGTATGACACTTTGTCACATAAGGGTAAATAACATGGCTATTGGTATAAAAAACACATTAAAGGGTCGTCCAGCGAAGAATCCGACAAAACGTCAGATAACTGCGGCCATAAAATCAACACAATCAATGAAAATGGCTAGCGAATATCTTAATATGAGTTACCAAACTTTTAAGAAATACGCCAAAATGTATGATTTATGGAACCCATTACCGAGTAGTGCGGGTATTAGGAAGCGTAATAGTACTAAAATCACTCCATATGATTTACAAAAAATACTCTCAGGCGAGAATCCTAGTCCATTTCGAGAGACCACACTACTGAAAAGGGCTTTCCAAGAGGGATATTTAGAACAAAAGTGTAGTAATTGCGGTTGTGATTACACACACATTACTGATACCTCATATCCTTTGTTATTAGATTTCTTTGATAAAGACCACCTCAA